GTACGTTTAATAGACCCTTAATAGACCCCCCATAGACCCTTAATAGACCCCCCATAAGTTTGGTTGTTTATTACGCGGGTAACCCATTAACGTGAACAACCCATGACAACCGTATCATTTATACATGATCATTCACCACACGACAAATTAGACCCATGGAAACACACATTTAACCCATCCCAAAACAAATTTACACACAACGTCAAAAACACACCCATTTCATTTATACGTATAAAAAGAGTAGCCGGACTTTCACCCCAAAACCCGTCCCCCGCCCATACCATCCATCCATCCATCCATATAACATATTGACAATTGCCCGCCATCGTGTTACGGTTTCAATACACCAAACAAAACCAAACAAATATAGGAGAAAAGTAAATGGAAACAGTTCAATTCCCCAGACTCAAAATAACCCTACCTGTGTTTATAAGCGTTTTAAACAAAACCAGGCGGGCTTACCCGAATACATGGCTTCAAGGCCAGGTTTGGGTAGACGGAAAACACGTACAATTTAAAGTATATAAAACGTGGCTCCATGAGTACCGAGTAGGAAGTACACGCTGGGACACCACTTCCAACCAGACAGCTAAACAATTTCAAATTAATTTACGCGCACCATTTAAGAAGAAGGAGAAAAAGGACGGAAAACTTACAGCTACTCAGATGGATTAACCTGGACAAGTGGATTTGTAAATAAAATCCACCCAGTAAACCCAAGAAGATAAGCATATGTATGTTTGGTTTAAATCAATTCATACATACAATAACCTAAATATTTAACTATAGGACTAAAATCTTATGAAAATATCAAGCGTAATGAGCATAATCCTTAACACTTCTGGCCACATCCTTATCCTTAAAGACCGTCGGAAACGCTGGACATTAGCGGGAGGTCAAATTGATAAAAACGAATCCCCAGTCCAAGCCCTTTTGCGAGAAGTTAAAGAGGAAACCGGATTAAAAATCAAACTCCTTAAAAAGCTTTGGACATCCACCAAGAAGTATGGAAAGAAAAGTAAAAAACGAGCCAAGATATTTTTAAGTCTTATTTCTAAAAAGGCCATACGTAAACTTAAATTATCTTTCGAGCACCTTAAAGCCAAGTGGGTTAAGCCGAAAGTGGCTTTAGGTAAATTAATACCTCGCCATGCTAAAGCACTTAAAGCACTTTTGTAAGGAAAAGAAAATGAGCAACACAACCAACTGGTTAGATGATTTAACCACTTTACCAGATTTACGATCCAAACCCAAGCGGAAACCAAAAGCACCTAAACCCAAAAATCAGCTTAAACGCATTAAAGGAGAAACCCACCCATTTATCCCCATATCTCTTGAGCAATTTAATCTAAACCAGCCCCAAAACCAGCGTGGGTTTGGTGGGGATAGTATCTTACCCGTTTTCCGCAGATATCTTTCAAGAGAACTGGTTAAAGCCAAGTACAATCCTTCTCATATTTTGGGAATAAGCCCAGTATGGCCGGAACACCGAGAGCTAAACTGGGTTTAACAGAAACATAAACATAAACTAGAGATTAACATGAGCAACTTAGTAAGCAAAAAGATTAAAACAACAGTAAGAATTGAAACTACCAAATACCTAAGCTTAGATAAACAAGACATTATATGTGTATTAAAGGAGCTGAAATATATACCTGAAAGCGCTAGTAATATCACTGTTGAAATTACTATCCCAGGCGGTGGCGATTACTCTAATACAGTACTAGGTATAGATACATTAATACCATTGGAAGTTGCATTTAAAATTATAGAGGAACGCTAATGAGCTTATATGACTATCAAAAATCAATCTTAATTAACTCAGAAGACTACCCATTCTACGCCCTAATCATGGTCGCCATGCGAAAGGCAGATGATGCTAATCTAGCCAAATTACATACAGTCTTTCCAGAAATATACAACGAATTAAAAGCTCGGTACAATGCTCCAGGTGGGTAATTAGAAACTGATTAATTAAGCACACCTAATATACATTCCCACGAGTGTATATTGCGAGTACTTAAACATAACCCAAGGAGCTAACATGGAAAACCCTAACCAAAACCCTAACCAAAACCTAGTAGACCGACAAATATATTTTAACTTATCTATTTCCGAACTAGCCGAATGTAATGTAGATTATCTAACACCGGGCAAACTTTATACCATAATAGAAAAAGATGATACCGGCTTAACTTATATATTAGCAGATGACGGATATAAAATCACTGCCCCAATAGATGTTACTTCAGCTCACTTTGACTTTAAAACTAAGTGGCAATTAGTAGAAGAAGAAGGAGAAGATGAAGAAGACACAGAGTACACAGAAGAAGATAAGATAGTAAACAATATAATAATATAAGAAGATATTCAATGACCGTCAAAACATATAAAGGGTCAACCGGCTTAAAAGTCGGAGACCCAGTACACTACCAACCCCGATACATTCCAGATAATGAGTTTGTAAATGGAATAGTAAAAGAAATCCCGACTCATACACAAACCGCAGTCCAAGTAGTATATAACTGTAACAACGACTGGCTTAACTATACTAATTATACAAGCGAATTAACCTTTTTACTCTACTTAAAACCTGGATGGAGAACTTAACAATGATAAGATTCAACCCTAAAGAATTAATTAACGATCTTCTAGCTGAGGGATTTACCCATTCCGCAGCCCTAGCCAAAGCTAAAGAAGAAAGCATAAAAAGACGTGATAAAAAGAACCTATTAGTCAGTATTATAACTAGAAACAATAGCTTAATGGACAGAGCTAAAATAATACCCAAAATATTTACTTAAAGGAAAATCCAATGGATAATTATAAACAACGCTCTATGTATATAAATTATATAGCTAAAGGAATCCGGTTTACTTTAAAAGAAACCGGATTAAAACAACTTCCAGACTCAACAATAATTATATTATTCTCTAAATATCATCTTTTAGCTGGTGAAAGTCAAATTTTAGGGCTACCTATATTTATATCAAATATAAATACATCTTATGACTTTGGTTTAGGTTTTAATATAAAAGAAATAAACCCAAACTATAAATTATTGGAAGCATTTAACGAGTTCTTAGACCTGTATAGTTTGGAAGAATAAACAACATGATAAATAATCAAGTCACTTGTTATTGTTCAGCTTACAATTTTCCACATAGAATTGGTGGAGGTATCTGTAATGGAACTGAATGGGCTGAATCATATAACCTATACATTACAAAAGCATGTAATAATTGCAATTGTTTAAGTAATGATTCTTGTTCTGTAGCGTCTGGTCAAGAAAGTTATCAAGAGTGTGAAGGCTATATAGATTTTTTACATTATAATAACAAAACAAAACTACCTACAACTGAAGACGAAGTACTCCAACAATACGAGACCCGTTAATTCCTATCTAAAACCCACCATCATAGCCCATTGACAACACCATATAAATATGTTATCGTGGGCGTACATTATATAAACAACATTCAACCAAAAAGGATTTAAAATGACTGAACAACCCGAAACACCTTTTACCCAGGCCGAGCAACTAATTAATATATTCAATGCTTTTAAATTACCTGTTGCCCACGTTAAAAAGTTCCTTGATGATGAAATAAACCAAAAGATACATAAAGTAACCAAGGTTAATGATGAAGCATACAAATTTAACGATGGATCATTTATAACCATATATATGAATCATTACAGCACTTTAAGCGCGACTTTTGATATGGATTTATAAACCATTTATATGTACGTTTTGGTTTAATCAATTCATACATACACAACCCTAACAGGATTAATATGAAAAGTTTACGCTCACCCGCCCTTAGTCAAGTTAAATTAGAAAGAATAAAAGAAGCTCGCAAAATATTAGAGCTTAACCAAATCGACTGGACTGAGCGCACCTCAGCAACACACTTTATCCTCCACCTTACAGACCTAGTTAAAGAAGATGTAAGTTTTTGGCCAACAACAGGCCGGTTTTATTCTAAAGCCCATAATTATAAAGGTCGTGGATTAAATAACCTGATAAAGTTTATTAACAAATATTATCCAATAAGCAAGGAATCTTAACATGAAGCTTAAACTTACCTCTTCTGTACTTTACGAAGTCGCCAAACCCGTCCCTCGAAACGAAGACATAACCGAATTATACAAGGATATGCTTACCTTAATGAAGGCTCATAAAGGTATTGGTTTAGCCGCTCCACAAGTCGGAGTATCTAAACGGCTCATAGTGTTCCGTTTAGGCTCAGTATCTTGTATACTTATCAACCCTATAATAACTAAACGTAAATTAGGTAAAACAAGAAGCATGGAAGGTTGTTTATCTTTCCCACAAACCTTAGGTAGCCAAGGTAAACGAGTTCAAATATCCCGTGATAAACAAATAACAGTCACAGGCTTTAACCAATATTGGAAACCCGTAAAACTTAAACTTTACGGGCTGGATTCTTGTGTAGTCCAGCACGAAATAGACCACCTAAACGGTGTAACAATAATTAAACCAGAGGAAACCTAACATGGAGCTTACTCCACAACAAACAAACTTTATCGAAACCGCGCAGGGTTCTGAGTCAATTGCTCTCCGTGCACGTGCAGGTACGGGAAAAACTTTTTCCCTCCGTGAGTGGGCAACCAAATCCCGCAAAGGCGGTATGGCTACTTCTTTTTCCAAGTCCACCGTTCAGGAGCTTGCAAAAAAGATGCCACCCAAGTTCCAGTCCAAAACCCTCCACGGTCTTGGTTATCAAGCAATCCGAAAGTCCGGCAAATATAAAGAGCTTGATACATCTAAAGTATTCAACATAACCAAACAATATTGTCAGGATTTAGATCTCCCTTACGAAATTCAAGACCCAATACGTAAATTGGTTGCTTTAGCCAAATCCTTTGGAATCCAACCAGACTCTGCAGGTCCAGATGGGCTTACGCCTGATGAATACCAAACGTGGGAGAACATTGCTGAACAATTTGATATAGAGCTTAGTGACTCGATATACGAATCATCTCGTAACACCCTTCATAGGTCTAATCAAGTAGCTTTAAAGGATGGGGTTATCGACTTTGATGATATGCTTTATATATCTCTTCTTTATCCTCACCGTTTTCCTAAATTCCCTGTTATCTTAGCTGATGAGGTTCAAGACTTTAACTCCCTCCAGCATCTAATGCTTCGTCGCTGCCTTTTACCTAACGGTCGCATAATTGGAGCAGGAGATGATCGCCAAGCAATCTACGCATTTCGAGGGGCTTTAGCCAATTCTTACAACGAACTTGTATCTAGTTTTTCCATGACTGAACTTCCTCTCACAGCATCATTTCGTTGCCCGCGCGCAGTAGTTTTAGAAGCCCAGAGATATGTTCCTGATATTGAGCCGGTAGCTTCAGCTATAGAAGGTTCGGTTATCCATGCAGAAAGTATAGATCTTCTCGACATTCCATCTACAGTCCTCTGCCGAAATAATGCACCATTAATAACTCTTGCCCTCTCTCTCCTAGTCTCTGGCCGGACAGTTGAAGTGGCTGGACAAAATATAGGAAAAGGTCTTATCCAGCTTACCAAGCGGATAACTAAAAAGAATCTTAAATCTGCCGAATTCCTTGATCGCTTGGATAAATGGAAAGAACGGGAGATTATCAAATTCCCACGTAGAAAGGCTCGTATAACTGATAAGTTCCTTGCAATCCGAGCATTAACCCTCCACCATAAAGACCTTGAAGGAGTCCAAAAACACCTCCTTAAACTTTATCCAAATCCTTCAGCCAAAAACTACAAACCTGCTGAAGTCCACCTTACTACTATCCACCGCAGTAAGGGTAAGGAGTGGCCTAAGGTTATGTTTCTCGATCCTCAGCTTCTCCCTTCCAAATTCGCCAAACAACCTTTCGAGCTTCTTCAGGAAGATAACTTGGCTTATGTGGGAATAACCCGCGCACAAGAAGAGCTTACTTATTGCGCATCTACAAACATCAACGGTATGGAAGTAGATGAATTTTAAAGGAAATAACATGAACGGGCTAATAAACAAAGCCACCACTGCCTTGGCTTATATTATAGGTAGTCTTGCAATGATTATAATGGGAGAACCAGACTAATGAATAATGTAAATGTATTTTTCCAAGGCGTTATATTTGATTGTGAGATTGAATGTGATGATGACCTAGGTTGTTACGCAATGAATGCTATTGTTGACGGCCATGATTGGTTTGACAGCTTTAACCTTCTAACAGAAGAAAAGTTCAACATTAAAGTACAAGTTGCGTTACGGGTGCAAAAAGCCGAAAACAACCTTGAAAGATTATTATCAGATAGAAATAAATTCTAAAGGAGATTTTAAAATGATTGATTTTAAAAAAGAAGAAAAAAGATTTTATCAAATACAACTTATCAAATCTGCCCTCGCGGATTTTCGGGCTTATGACGTAATCCGACAAGCCCATATTGACTTAATGTATCACTTTGGTGTATTTTTTATTCCAACTCAAAAAGTCTCTTTAAATGAGATATTTAAAGTAAAGGTTCTAATTGACAGTACAGGAATAGGCTACCAGCAACCATATGAGAAAATAGCTCATCTAGCTACTGACTTATGGCTAAATAACCAAATTCAAGCAAAGTTTACAAAAGAGTATACTTTCCAAGACATATCTTTTAGAATAAGCGACTATCTTGCAGCTCCTATTCCTGAAGAAGAAATGCTTATGCTTGAACTCCTTGGTAAAGTTGATATACAAGTTACCACTAGCACAACTACTAAATCAGTTTTTTGTTCGACTTAACCCTCATTAATTCAATTTCTTTTTAAGGAAACCAAAATGCCATTAACACCTCAGCAAGAAATGGAAATTTATCCGCTTTTAGATGCTGCTTTAGAACTTCAAGTAGGTAAAGCCGTCCTTCATAATTGCACTCGCCAAAGAGCAAATTATCTTACGCGAGTAATTCAAGGTCTTCGTTATAATTTAGCAATAGAATCTATGATAACTTACGACACCACAAGCCCCTTTTATGGTTTAGGTGTGTATGCAAATATCTGGGCAGAAGCACATGATCGTGGGCTACTTATAACAACGTTAGCTAAACCAACTGAAACTATAATGTGGAAGATAATCCGTTGTCGTGCAACACAAAAGCCGCAACGACTCGAAACATCTAAAGCCGCAGCTAATCAATGCCTTTTACGTGCGAAAAAGAGACACCCAAAACTTATGGGCTCACTTTGGCTTACTACAGATCCACTTACAGTTTATTGCGCAAAAAAGGAAAAAGAACAAATAATTGTAGATATTGATATAGACCCAGCAGGAGAGATAAAATCACCTACACAAGAGGACGAGGCAAAAGCCCAAACATAGTATTAATATTTGAAATAAATATTAAAAATAAATCATATAGATTGTTGACAATACCGTATAAACATGTTATCATGTATTTTCAATGATAAACATCATTTTAAACGACCAACCAACCAAATAAAGGAAATAACATGATAATTACAGATACAGTCCTAACCCGCCAGCGTATCATTCAGGAAAAAGCTTATGTTGCCGTAGGTATTACTGATATGGCTTTTAATATCCCTCAGCCATTCTTGCCTGGTATGTTTGAAGCCCTTCGTGATGAACTTGGAATTGATCCCGTAGGCTTGGCTCGGCAAGTGAATCAGGTTTATGCAGAAAACCTTGCAAATAATATGGCGAGTCGAATTAAAAAAGCAGCTGGTAAAGAAGATGTTGATCTTCCCACACAGGCCGATATGGATGAATTAGCTTTATCTTATGATTTCTCTGTTCGTACAGCAACAGCAGCCTTTGGTTCTACTTTTGATAAAATCTTTCACCGTATTGCATCTGGTTTCATTCGTAAGCTTCTTAAAAAGAAAGGCTATCAGGATACTCCAGCACCCGTTATGGTGGCTAAGAAAAATGCTGAAACTACAGAAGAAGGGCAAATCAGCTTTGAAGATTTTGAGGTTGAAGTAATTCGACTTACTGAAGGTGAGGGTCCTTGGAGTGAAAAAGACGCATTTATCAGCTTACGTAATGCACTTAAAGAAGAAGCAACTGCCGAAGAAGAGCGCATCCGTAATAGCGAACAAGAAACTGAAGATAAACTGGCTAATATTGACCTAGGGGGCGAACCTACTGGTGAAGATATGTAAAATTAATATCTATAAGTAATAAGTAATAAGAAAGGGAGCATTAGCTCCCTTTTTCAGTAATACACACTTTAACTAAGGACTTCAAATGGCTCGTAAAAAATTAAAGGATGTGAATGCCCGGACAATCCGAGTACATATTCCTACATACAATCATATTCTTGAGTTCTTTTCTCGCTCACCTTCAGGTATCTGTGGCTCTGATGCTATCCGTCAAGTCCTTATCCACTTTGGCAAATATTGTAAAGATCAAATGGATGCAGGTCGTGTAGCAAGTTCAAAAGATCTTCGTGCAGCCGAAGAAATGGTTTTTAAAGCAATGGGGAAAAAAGATGGAAATTCAATTACAGGAACAAAGCCAGAAGCCGAATCAGAACCAGAACTCAAACTCTGATCAAAACTTACCAGACCACACAGTAACCTTAAATGAGTTACTTGCTAGTGCTGCAGCTGAGTGGACTCCTGAACACCGGCTTGCACTCATAAGTGCTCTTCGTGACCAACGCGAACGGTGGAATGAGGAACAAGCTAAGGGCTCTCGCAAACGGGTTACAGCCAAGCAGATTAAAACCAAACCTAAAGGCCGAATTAATCTTGCTCTTGAAGGACTGCAGTTATAAAGATAAGCTTGAACAACTTTTATCCTATGCAACTGAACATCGTTGTACCCGTATATTAGCTGATGGAGATTATTAAATGAGTAAATATACTATAGAAGAATTAGAGATAATCGAAGAAGCACTAGACATTTGTTACTGCCCTCGTATAGCTAATAAAGATAATGATTTTTATTTTGTAGATGCTGAAGATTCCATAAATGAAGAAATATCAAAAACAATTATTAAATTAAACAAATTAAAATCAGCTCAATCAATATTATCAAGCCTAAGAGGTTAGTATGCAATATTATAATATATTTAAAGACACACTAACCTCCACTTCATCTCCCGATCTCGTCCCTATCGGCATACCCACTCATGACGGAGATAACTCCTCATTCAAAGATGGAGTCCAGTTTGCATGGGATGCTACATCTATTTCCATATTTAAAACATGCCCTTATAAATACAAACTGGTTATGATAGATGGTTGGAATGCTAAAGTAATTCCACCTCCTTTAGCGTTTGGAATTTATATGCATGTAGTATTCCAAACCTGGCACAGGCTCGACGCAGAACCATCAATATCCAAAGATGAAGCTTTCCTTCGTTGTGTAAAGCTTGCTGGTATGTTAGGTGAAAAGCTCCCTAATGGCGATAACGCTCGCCGTAAAGAGCAACTTGTGCGGGCTACCGTTTGGTATCTTGAGCAATTCTGGGATGATCAAGCCAAAACAGTAATCTTATCTAATGGCAAACCCGCTGTTGAATACTCATTTACTCTTCCATTCTTCACCCAAGACGGTTTAGATACCTACCTCTGTGGTCATATAGATAGATTCGCAAAATGGCAAGGTCGCGTTCTTGCTCAAGATTACAAAACAACTAAATATGGGCTTGATCAAAGGTTTATTAGCAAATTCAAACCTCACACTCAATTCCCACTTTACACAGCAGCTTCACATATTATAGCTGCCAAGACTCAAGAAGTCCCAGCAACAGATGGAATCCTTCTTGACGGAATCCAGCTTGGTGTAAACTTTAATCGCTTCATGAGATATATTGTCCCATACTCACCAGAAGAGATTCAAGAATATCTCAAGGGTTTAAAGTATTGGATTAAACAGGCCATGACTACAAGCCAAGAGGGATATTTCCCTATGAACGAAGAGTCTTGTGAAAAATATGGGGGTTGTCAATTTAAGGATATATGTTCAAAACCGAAAGCTAGACACGAGCAGTATCTTAAAGGTAACTTCACTAAACGTACATGGGATCCTCTAAGGGAGAGATAAAGATGGAAAATGAAGAATTATACGAGATGGAATTACATGAAGAGAAGCAAGTAACTCTTGGTCTTTATGTTATTCGTGTACCTGGAGGTTGGATTTATAGATCTGAAGCTTCAAATAATGATAATTGGACTATATCAACTACTTTTATTCCTTTTAATAATGAATTCCAATAATAAGAAATCCCAAAGCGTTCAAGGTAAACTGGGCATAGCCCACCCTATAATAAAACTTGAGGTTGAAAAACGACTATCTTTATACAGGGCTTTAATTAAAGATAATTTTAAACATGTTCACTGTTTACCAAAGGACAATAAATGATAATATCTAACGAACGATTTACACCTAGGTATATTATAAGCGGCTATGTAAATAAACATCATAGCATATTGACAACACGTTATGTTTATGTTACCATTGGTGCGTAAATAAATATCAACCAAAATACGTATAAGGATAACTATGAATTTATACTTAATAAGCCAAGAAGTAAACACTGACTGGGATACTTTTAGTTCTGCCGTTGTTATAGCTGAATCAGAAGAAGAAGCCAGAAAAATACACCCTTGTGGTATAACTTTAGAGCAACGTGTAAAAGAGGCAGTTAATAAGGACCTCGTAAAAAAATGGTTTTATGATAATTGGACAACGCCTGATAACGTAACAGCTATATTCTTAGGGGTTTATACAGGTGAACAATTAAAACTCACTGAAGTTTTTGATAATAAAATTATTTGTGCAAATTTCAACGCAGGCTAAACAGCTTAATATTTAAAAAGAATAAGATTATGTTAGAAGAAAAATTAAAATTAGTAAAAAAAAAAATAAAGGAAATAATCTAATGCCAATATTAACAACTTCCAGTGAGCCAGCATTTATAAAAATGCTATTCCTTGCTTATTCTGGTGAAGGTAAATCTACCGCAATGGTTCCACTTTCAATCCCCGGTTATCATGATAACCCAGGATATGAACTTAGGTGGCTTGATTTCGACGGTAAGGCTGAAGAGGTTATCCGTTCTATTTTAGCCCGCCTCTTATATAAAAAAGAAATCACACAAGATCAGCATGACAAGGCTCTCGCTAACAATGACGTATGTTCTTGTGTAGAAAGGACTGGAATTGTATCTGTGCGTGAGGGTAAAAAGACAATTAAAAAGGTGGGTGTTTCAGGAACCGCAACTGCATGGAATAAGGCGGTCAAGCAAGTTGAGTTATGGAATAAAACATTTTCATCTAAAACAATACTTATAGTTGATTCCCTTACTTATGCAAGTAAAGCAATTGTAAATGCCTCTCAGGATCTTAATGGGAAGCTTAACCAAGCCCTCGACTGGCGCGATTATCAAGGACCTCAGCAAATAGTTGAAAATTTAATGACCCTATGTGCTGACCTCCCTACTCATGCTATAGTAACTGGCCACCAAGACCCATTAGAACTTTACAAGGCCACTGATAAAATAGATGACAAAGGCCAACCAGTCGAAGACCTTATAGATACCCTTATGGTTCCTATATCAATTGGTCGAGCTGGTCGTATGAAGCTTCCAGCTCGCATGAACCATCTTCTTATAGCCTCTTCTGATGGTCGAGGCGCTGCTACACGTAGGTATATATTCACCGAGTCTCGCGTTGGTGTAGTAGCAAAAACTCCTTTCTATGGATTATGTAAACCTAAATACCCTATCGAATACGGCCTTGTAGAGTATTTTAAATTACAAAAGTAAAAGGTAATCATGTTGCTGGTTTGATTTAAACCAAACACCAATATGATTACTTTTACTTAATCGTGCTTAGAGGTTGGGATACTACACGTTAAATGAAATCGCTCACCAAGTAAGCCATAAAGGGCTTACACTTAAATTATAGTTTAAATGATAAATAAAGGATAAACCCTATGTCTAATGTAGCAGAGTTATTAAAAGTAAATGTTAGTGAGTTCAAGACCCCACCCCGCTTTCCAGAAGGAAATTACATCATGGTAATTGCATCTTATGCAATGCTTCCTTTTAGCTGGAAAACAAGCCAAACTTTCGGCCTGGCCTTTGTACCGAAAATCCACGCTGTATCTTGTGTTGAAGCTGATGATGATTCTAATCCAGAACTTCAGGCCGAACAACAAGCAGCTTTGGATAAATTTGGCGACTGGATTAATAAAGAGTTTGAATTTGCTTATACTGAAAAAGAAAGCCAAATGCGAATGGCTGCTGTATCTCAAGTCAATTTCCCTCTTATCGAAACAGCTGATGATCATGAAGAAGCTTTAGGTATTTTGGAAAAATTTGCATGGCGTTTTTACCTAAACGAAGATGATGTCGAAAGTGGTTTTGTTGTTGATGCGCTCGGCTTATCTTTCCCGGCTGGCACTCCTTTAGGTGAAGTTTTGGAAGCCACAGTTGATCAACAGTTCATGGCACAAATTGCGTATGAGCCTAATCAAGATCCATCCCGCCCACCTAACCTAGTTATCGACAGCGTAACTTGTGTTTAAATAGCTAATCTTCAAGTTTAAAAAGCCAATTTGGTTTCACTATGTAAATTTACTCTCCTTATTTGCATAGTGTTTTTATTAACAAGGAAAACTTTAAACTTTCAAAGGAAACTTAAATGTTCTCAAATCGTATAGTCCAAGTTCTTACAGACGATATTCTAATCGACCGCCCAAACCGGCAACGTAGTGATTTAACACCTGAAGCAGTTATAAGTCTTGCTTATTCAATAGCAAAAAATCAATGGATTTCTCCTATTTTAATTAATGAAGAAACTAATCACATTGTTGCTGGCGAACGTAGACTTACTGCAGTAAAAGTGCTTCATAGCTGTATTAATGGGGATTATTCAATATTCTCCAAACCAGACGAAGCCAGAGCCAAATTAGCTCACATATGTTCTTGTAAGGTTGATTCTTGGAAAGGGTGGACAAAGATACCATCTCAATTAGGAAAAAACCTAACCGAGCAAGAACTTGTTGTTTTTGAATTCATCGAAAATGCACAACGAAGTGATCTTAAATGGCAGGATAGAGCTAAGGCAATATATACTATTCATGCTCATGGCCTGGTTACAGAAAAGAAATGGAACAATCAACAAACAGGAGTCCTTGTAGGCCTTGATCATTCAAGCGTGGCTAAATGTTTGAAATTATGGAGATTCATGATAGCGGCTGAAGTTGAAAAAAACACTAAATTAAAATTAATTATCACTGAAGCACCTACTTTACAATCCGCGCTTCAAACAATTGACCGGCATATTTCTCGTAGACAAGATGATGTTGTATCTTTAACCTCGACAGCAATTGCACCTAAACCCAAAAATACAAAAGATATATCATCTAAACCCGGTCCAGCTATTGGAGTAGCACCTGTAATTGGTGGGGATATACCTGAGCTTGATGAAGATTTAAACGAGTATAATGAAGATGATAATCTTGAACTTTCTTCTCTCGGTAAACAGCTTATTTTAAACCAAGACTTTAACTCGTGGGCAGAAAATTACGCTGGTCAACCTTTTAACTTTATTCATTGTGATTTCCCTTATGGTATTAATTTTAATAAGGGTGTTTATGGCAATACGGTAAATTCTAAAATAACAAATGATTATTTAGATAGTCCAGATGTATATTGGGATTTATTAAATATTTTAGCCAAGCATCAAGATAAATTAATTGCACCATCTGCTCATATAATGTTTTGGTTTTCGCAAAATCAGCGTAAAGAAACTGAAGATTTTTTCAACACAAACTTTAAAAAGTGTTTGGTTCAATCACATTTAATGATATGGCATTTTAGTGAAAATTCTGGAATTATTCCAGATTCTCAAAGATATGGAGTTCGTACTTACGAAACGGCTATGTTAATTACTTTTGGTGATCGGTTTATAGTTGAGGCTAAATCATTATGTTTTGAAAGTTCGGCTGAGCGAAAAACACGTGTTCACCGTAGCCAAAAACCGCTTGCCGTTCTTAATCATTTCTTTAGAATGTTTGTAGATGATTCAAGCCGAGTTCTTGACCCGACAGCTGGTTCAGGAACAAGCCTAGTAGCCTCACATAACTTAGAAGCAGAAGAGATTGTCGGACTCGAAATGCAAGAAGAAACGTATAAAACTGCTGTTAAATTTATTGATGAAGAACTAAGTAAAGAAGATATTATACTATAGGAAACTATCATGAGTACGGATTACACAAGTTTATAAAGAAGTAATAGACAACATAAACGTGATGAAGTTGTAGAGTTTAATAAAGCTTATCTCGAAAGTAAAGAACCTAAAGTTAAAAATAAAGTAAAGAAGACAAATCAGAAAGTAGCACAAACATTAGCAATGATGGCAGCTTTAAACTACCTTAAATAACCCTCAAAGGAGATCCAAAATGTTATTAGCAATTGTTGATACTGAAACAACTGGTATAATCGGTAAAGACTATACAAAGATTACTAATCCTCACATAGCCTCTATAACCGTTATCATATACAACACAGACGCCTCCCGTGTTCAAGCTAGCTTCAACACAATGATTTTGCCTGATGATTGGGAGATGCCACCTGGAGCCGAAGCTGTCAACGGCCTTGCTACAGAAACCCTTTTAACTTACGGCATTCCAATTAAAGATGCTATGAAAGTAGTAGGTTTACTTCTTGAACCTGCTGATTTATTTATAGCCCACAACGCTATTTTTGACATCCGTATGGTAGCCTCAGAATTTTATCGTAGTGATTTACTTGACGAGTTAGATATTCTTCTCGGCAAAGAATCTTTCTGCACCATGAAAGAGAGTAAGCACATTGTTCAGGCTAAGAATAAAAATGGTGGGCTTAAAAACCCTAAACTTACTGAGGCTTATGAATTCTTTTTCGAGAAACCGCTTGATAACTCTCACTCAGCTAATGCGGATACAGTAGCTTGTTTAGAAATATACTTAGCACTTCAGCACTTCAGCTTATATAAAGAAGTTGATATAAGCTCTGACGATGATGTAAACCTTTAAGGAAAATAAAATGGTATTACCAACTTGTCCAATAAAACCCATGCTTGCTTGCTCATCTATGATCCTTACAGATGATAACTATGATAGAATATCTTATCCTGTAATAGCATCTACTAAGCTTGATGGGTGGCGCTCGATTATAGACAAAAACAGTAACCCTTTAAGCCGGTCAGGTAAATCTATTCCTAACCTGTTCACTCATAAGGAAATTCAGTCTGCCGGTCTGGTCGGGTGGGATGGAGAAATTCTTGCCTCCAGTCCTACTGATCCTAATGCTATGCAGAAAGCTCAATCAGCATTTTCTTCCATTTATGGTGAGCCAGATTTCACCTACCACATATTTGATAATTGGACAAGGCAAACCCAGTCCTTTAAAGAATATTGGGACTTGTTACAAAGTATAAATTTTAAATTTCCTGAGTGGGTTAAGCTTATTCCTCAAATTACCATAACTTCCCCTGAAGAACTTGCTGACTTCGTAAAACATACAACTGATATGGGTTACGAAGGTGCAGTTATCCGCTCACCTTCCTCCCCTTATAAACACGGTCGGTCAACTTGGAAACAAGAGTGGATGCTCAAGGCTAAACCATATACATACGAGGAAGGAATGATTATATCCCTTAACGAGCGTATGATTAACTTTAATCCTAAAACCCGTGATGAACTCGGCTTTTCTAAACGGTCAACTCACAGGGGTGGGAAAGTTCCAGGAGATACCCTTGGCTCATTCAATATCCGAAACAAAGATGGTTTAATCTTTTCTATAGGAACAGGCCACCTTAACGAACCCGAGCGTTTAAAGGTTTGGAATGATCGGGATACTTGTGATACATGGGTAGGCAAACTTATTACGTTTAAACACTTCGCACAAAGTGGAGTTCGAGATAAACCAAGACACGGTCAATTTGTAAGTCTCCGTTCTATAGAAGATTTATCCATATGAGCAAATTACGACAAAAACAATCTCGTCTTGAATCTTCTATAGAGGTTAGTGTTAATATCTTCTCCGGCTTTATTATATCTTATCTTGTATGGATTTATATTGTTCCTATAATATGGCCGGAGCATACTTCATCTCATGGTGTTGCTTTTGGAATCACAGTTCTTTTTACTATATCTTCAATTATTCGATCTTATATTTGGCGTAGGTTTTTTGAGAATGAGCTACATCGGTTTATTCATAAATTTTTAAGCATATATAAATAAGGAAAAATTAATATGGAACAAGATATTAAAGCCAGCAACGAGTTACAGACTATGTTTGTAGATTTATTTAGCACTAAAATTAAAGAGCAAGTAAATAAAACAACTAATAAAAATTATTCTTTTAAAGTAGCTACTTTTTTAGATATTAATTTCCAAAAAATAATGGATGATCTATCTTACGCGGATCCTCTTCGGATTGTTAAAGTCGGAGATGAATTATTCACTGTTGTCCACCATACTATTTTTGATAAATACATGCACTCTCTAAGCCCTAAAGTAAATCTTCTTAAATTTATTGCAGGTGAAGAGGCATTTATTAAAGCTAATGAAATTAAACACCTTATTACAGATATTCAATTAATTAAACAGTCTCAATGGGTGCCTAGTACTTATAAACCCTTTCAAGTTGAAGTTATTAAAGTTAAGGTATAAAGGAAGGAAAAGTAATGAGTAAAATAAAAACTATAATTATTGTAACTAATCAAGGCGTCTCTACCCGCTCAGTCGGTGATGTTATAAACGGTATGCTTGTAGATAGAATAGTTGATCAATCAATAGAATTTGAATCTTCAATAGATTTTGTTTACGACGGATATACTGTAGAGGATAAGTTAATTTTTCAACTTATAAATCTACCTGTTGAAATCTTATATGACAACTAGTATAGTATTTATAAGCGACAAGTGGGGGTTTGATGAATCACTTTTCCAAACTCCATTTGTAGGTACAGCTGGTCAAGAGTTCTCCCGTATGTTAGCTCAGGCCGGATTTGGAAATAAAAGCCTTCCTTATAACTTCACATCTGCTATCCGCATGATGAATTATTGGGGCAAGTATAATTTTATATTCCTTAGTGTATTCAATGAGCGTCCAGAAGATAATAATGTTGAATCATTTTATGCTCACCCAAAAGACAAAGTACCCCTTGACCGTAAACTTCCTCCCAGAAGGGTAGGCACAAGTAATCTTTATTGCCGGGACGAGTACGCTTATCATGTATACGAATTGCATAAAAGGCTTGAGCAACTTAAACCTAATGTAATTGTAGCTCTTGGTAACACGGCTCTCTGGGCGCTCCGTATCCCGCCCTCCATAGGTAAACTTCGTGGTAACGTGATTCAGTCTAAATGGGGGAAAGTTGTTCCAACTTATCATCCATCTATGATTTTACGGAATTGGAGCAATCGTACAATTTCTCTCCTTGACCTTAATAAAGCAAGGCGGGAAAGTAAGAGTCCGAATATCTCCACACCGGATAGAATTATCTGGACTGAACCTACACTTGAAGATTTATACTTGTGGTGGGAAGAGCATGGGAGTAAGGCGAAACTTTTGGCTATTGATATTGAAACAGTCCGGCAAACTCAAGTTGCAGAAATAGGATTTGCATCTTCTCCCACTATGGCTCTACATATTCCTTTCGTATACAAGGATAATGGGAAATATATCTCTTGGTGGAAAACACCTGAGGAAGAACTTAAAGCATGGAACTTTGTAGAGATGGTATGTCGCTCAAGTGTTTTTAAAATCGGCCAGAACGTATGCCAGTATGATGTTTATTTTATGATGCGAGCTTTAGGAATACCTATTATGAATATTACTGAAGACACTATGACACTTGCCCATAGCTGGCAACCGGAATTAGAAAAGAGTTTAGGTTTCCTTGGTAGCTTATTCTTGAATGAAAAAGCTTGGAAAAGTCTACGCTCTCACAGTGATAAAGAAGAATTTTAAAATGACTAAACTAGAGAAAGCTCAAAGCCTTTTAGATATACAATGTTCAAAAGGTAATTATGATGTAAATGAATATATGCGAGGTATGGCTAATGGAATGAAAGTTCTTATGGCCGTGTTCGATGATAAGGAACCTGAATTTATAGATAAACCTGATAACCTTGTTCCAGAAGCGTTAAATATATTAAGACAAGCAATGGAGGATAAATCAGAAGGTGAACTTTATCACGGCTGGGTATGTAATATAAAATGGATTGTTTATGATACTATAAAACAAAACAATTTACTTATGAATACCGAAGAAGATTTAACATTACAAGAAGCCTGTAAAACTGGTGCCAAAACATTTTTAAATAGATTACTTAAAGAAGAAAAATAATTATAACAAGGAAAACTTAAAATGACTAAACGTAAAACACATAAAACTCGCCAGACCCTTAAGCAAAAAGAAGCCTGTAAACATAACTGGGTTGTATTCCGCCTTCACGGTGTGATAGAACTTATGGGCTGTGATAGTATATTGGATTATTCTGAGGATGTACAAAGCCAAGCTAAAGTAATTAAACAAAATTTAAAAGACTTACTTGCTACGGTTAAAGAAGAAAATGCGAATAGGTAAAGCAGTTAGGTAATGTACAGTATAATATAGGGCGAAGAAATAACCTGTTATAAATCAATGAGTTACCACAGTCGAAATACATACATATTATTTATTGTATCATTCATATATTTAATGTTATAATACACGTATGATAAATAATATAGGATAATCGGCATGACGAAACACTACGAATTTAATGAGAATGATTCTTTTGCTATACAACCTGGATATATAGCAAGGATTCATCAAAGAGGAAAATTTATGGGAACGTTCAGTTTTATTTATCACCATGCTATCCAAGAAGCAGTATTAAGAACTAAAGATTCCTTTAAAACACTTGGATATCTAATGGGTTCAATAACTTTAGAGAATATAATATATACTGATATTCCAACTCTAGCTATAAAACTTAATATATCTAAAGTATCTATACAAAGACATTTACATATATTACGTGATGAAGGTTTATTAATTCCCCATGAAGATGAAAGACTTAACGCGCGCTCAATTTCTCGTTATCGTATATGCCCTTTCTTGGGTTGGAAAGGAACAGCTAAAGCATTAGAAAAATATCTTTCCACCCTTCCTATTAGTCATCCATTTTGGGAATACGCTGATCCTGAATTTGTTTCTACACTTAAAGAGGAAATTCAGAAAGAAAAATATCAACAAAATATATCCCTATAGGTTTCCCAATGCGAATCATTAATACAGCTAAAGATAACCCAGCAATTCTTGATACCCTCGGTCGCCTCGCTTTCTATAGTGGTATGGATAATCTCACTCTTTTCGAAATCCGAGATGGTCTATCCGAGCTTATGGATTCCAATCGTTGGGCAACTTATAGGTTCGAGATGGAACTTCAAGCTGCTCTTCTCGAAATGTCCTTCAATGGTATCCATGTAGATCAACCAGCTCGCAGAAGTATGACTCAAGAGTTTACAAAAACAGTTACCAACCTTACCAGTCTTCTTAACGAGATGCTTGAAGCTATAGGTTATTTCAATTACTACACCCGTATGGCTATGCACGAATTTTCAGTTCAAACAGATATTGAATATACTTCTTTACCTTGTACATGGGATGAATGGAAAGATTGTTCAATCCAATGGCGTAGGGAAATTAAACTTATTGCTGGTGATCACCTTATCCCATATCACAAGGCGCTTAAGTTAGGGGCTATCTTTAATCCTAATTCACCTGCTCAGAAACTTAAATTATTCTATCATTTTTTTGGCTCACCAGATAACTCAGTTGCCGAGCCTTATTTCTATTCCCCACCCTGGCTAAAAACAAAAGGTATTAAGGAGCATAAAAGTAGAAAGGTTGATGGAACCTACGGACCGACTACAGATCGATCCGCTATGGAAAAGATTATTAAAGCGTCTTCCAAGGGTGAGGCTCATGCTTCTTATTGGGCAGCACCTTTTGCTCATATTTGCCTGGACATTGCTGACCTTACCAAGTCTCTTGGCTTCCTTAAATGTAAACTTGATAATGGAATGTTTCGAGCCAGCTTTGGTGTGGTAACTGAAACCGGTCGATTAAATTCTCGACAAAACGCTATGGGGTTTGGGAGCAATGCACAAAACATAACCCCTAAGCTCCGTCACATATTTATAGCTCCTAAAGGTTGGAAACTAGGTGCCCCTGATTTTGGGCAGATAGAATCTCGAATAGTTGCTGCTATATGTTTTCGTTTATTCGGAGCTAAAAATTACCTTGCTGCAGGTGAAAGCGGAGATCAACATTCCCTTAGTGCCTCAATGGTATGGGATGATCTTCCCTGGCCCGAAGATTTTACAATTCAATGGGCAATTAAACACGGCGCATTCCCTAAAGACATGCTCAAGGCTGCAAGAAAATTGGCTGATCAAACATTCTACAGGGGTAAGAGTAGGCGAGATTTAAGTAAAACTCTTACTCATGGTTCAAGTTATCTTGGTAAGCCACGTCAAATGTCAATCCAGTCTCATGTTGAATTACCTTTAGTTACTCACTTTCAAGAAAGATTTTTCGAAGCTTTTCCAGAAATTCCTCAATGGCATGATTGGGTAGCTGAACAACTCCAAACTACAGGTGAGATAACAACTATGTTAGGTAGAAGTCGTAGGTTTTTTGACCGTCCTAATGATGATGCCACCTTACGTAAAGCAGTTGCTTATGAGCCTCAAAGTGTTGCCGGAGATTATACTAACCAAGCCCTTTTAAAAATAGTTAAAGCATCCAAGAAAAACCTACCCGTAAAAGTATTCCTTCAGAAACATGATGAAATTGGTTTTAGGTTTCTTGAGAAGGATGAAGAAAAAGTATGCGCAATTGTACAGGAGCTTATGGAACAAGAACTAGAGATAGTATCCCCCTCTGGTGAAATCCGAAAATGGGTTGTGCCAGTTGATATGGAGTCAGGCTGGAACTTGGGTTTTAAATCTAAAACTAATCCTGACGGACTTGGCCACCCAGACTCCTCACGGGTAAGAACACAATCTGAGCATTGGGCTAATTGGAAAATATAATTATGAAAATAAACTTAGATATACGAGATTTAGAAAGGGGAAGGTATATGATACTTATTCTTAGTGCACAAATTATCTGCAAGACAATAAAGTATGCTAACAACCACACCCAAGCTATGGAAATAGCAGATAAATATGAGCAAGTAGGTTGTATCTGTGTAATAACCCGAGTATTAAATAACACTTTAGGTAAACTAGATAAACAGACTTATAATAAATTAATAGAGAAATAAATGAAAACTGTATTCCCTGATTTACCATTTAACACTGACCGTATTTTTACTCGAGGGATTACTCATGAAGGTTGTGTGATATGGATACCAGTAAGTAAAAACAATGATGTTAAGAAAGAACAAAAAATATTACAAAAATTTTTAGATGAACAACCAATGCCTACTAAGACAGTATCATGAATAACACAGAATACCTAAGACAGCGCCTACTTAGTGACGTACATGAACCTGTAAATGGTGAGTGGTGCTTATCATTTGGAAAGCAACGAGATAAGGAATTATTTGGCATAGCTTTACCGTTCCTTATTAACCATGCCCGTCCACGACTTCTTATGGGTGCATTCCGTTATGATAACACTAAAGGAATCTCTCATGCTGAACGAGCAAGGCAAGGATTAAGTCCTACTTTTATAACTAAGCTTAAAGAAAAAATTGAATTATATGAACAAGACGGTAATCAAGAATACCTTGTAGATGTGTTTAATTATTTACTTCTTGAAATCGCTGATCCAGTCCACCCTAACGCACATTTTGAATCTACAGAAAGAAAGGAAATTAAACAATGAGCTTTGATGAAGTACCAGAAAATAAAATAGAATGTTATCCTTGTCCAGTTTGTGATACAGGTAATTTCTGTGAAACTAAAAAGGAATACTGGGAATGCGATAACTGTGATTTTACGTTAGATAAACGAGAAAAGAAAGATTAAGCAATCATACACACGAATTGATTTAAACCAAACACCAACACATTAACCTTTAACTTATAAGTAATAATATGCCAACATTACCTCGTGTATCTGATGACTTCCTTGATCAATGGGAAAGCTATTCTGAATATCTTCCATCACCTAAATTATTCAAACGTTGGGGAGGTTTATTTTTAGTAAGCGCAGCTTTAGCCCGTAGGTGCTGGGCTGTTACTGACCCTACATTTCCACCATTATTCCCTAACCTATTCGTTTTACTCGTAGGCCCGCCTGGTTGTGGAAAAGATATTATAGTAAATAAGGTGGCCAAGTTACTTACATCAGTCAAAGATGATATGCAACAAGGTTCAGGCTTTCGGCTCTCTGGTCGTTCTGTATCCGCAAAAGGTATTATTGATCTTATGGCTGATGAAGATTCAGAATTCTCATATAGATATACTGAAGATGGAAAGAAAAGAATAGGCAAGTTTCATTCTGTAACAGCTTGTATACCAGAGCTTGGAACTTTTCTTCCAGCTTATGATCCACAACTTGTAGCTTTTCTTAACGAGCTTTATAATTGTAATGATTTATTCGAGGAACAAATTCGTGGGCGTGGGTCAGATTCAACAACCAAGATAATTAATCCGCATCTTACAATGCTTCTTGGTACACAACCGACTACACTTTCGGAGACTTTTCCTGAACAAGCTTTTCGTATGGGATTCTTTTCTCGAACCAACATAGTACATACAAGAGAAATTTTCCTTACAAAGTTATATGACCGCGCACGACCTAACAAGGAACTTCTTTTTCCACAGCTTGCTACAGATCTTAAAAGTATATCCAGTATGCAAGGAAAATTTAAAACAACTAAAGCATTTGAAGAGGCAATAAGTGACTTCCATATAATCAATCCGAAAAAGATAAGTCATTCCAGATTCGATGATTATAACACAAGGAGAAGTCTTCACCTTCATAAGCTTGCAATGATATGCTCAGCAAGTGAGAGTAATAAAATGTTAATAGAAATGAAGCATTTCGAGCGAGCACAAGAGTTTCTTTATGAAGCTGAAGATGCTGCTCCGAGTGTGTTTAGTGAGCTAACAACATCTAATGGATTCTCTCATACAGTCGAACAAGTTCTTGAAAGCTCGAAAGGTAGAAGTATAATCCCACACCAGCAACTTGAACGTACCCTACGCAGAACGCATAAGCCATATGAAGTAGGTATGATAATTAAAAGTATGATTAGCGCAGGAGACTTAACAGAAATACCGACTAAAGTTGGATTGCCCAAATATAAAATTAGCCGAAAGGCTGAAGCAAGCTTACACTAAAACAATAGGAGAAATAAATGTTTAAACTAAAACCACTAGTCCGAGCTGTAAGATATTCAATTTATTACCAACTAGTAAATCAATTTAAAAAAGAACGTTTAACCAAAAAGGAAACCCACCATGTTACTTAGTCATCACGCTTTACACCATATTGTAAAATCCGGCATACTTGAAAATGCTAAAATCGAAAACATTAACCCAGCGTCAATTGACGTATGTCTTGGGAATACAATTTTAAAAGAGAAACCACCGAAAGCACAACCAACTGCAATTAAGGATATGGGACTTATAACTGCTACAGATTTACAAGCTAAAGAATCTATTAACTTTCAAACACTTAATTTAGATGATGATGAAATATATCTTCTTAAACCCGGCGAGTTTATTCTTGCCCAAACTATAGAAGTATTCAATTTTCCTAATCATATTGCAGGTGAATTCCGGCTTAAATCTACAGCCGCTAGAAACGGACTTGATCAGTCTTTAGCAGTATGGTTAGACCCTGGTTGGAATGGCAGTGTTCTTACAATAGAACTTAAAAATATATCCCTTTATCATACTCTCGTTCTTCGACCAGGAATGAAAATAGGGCAGGTTATTTTTTATCAATGTTTCCCTGTACCGGATGAAGCAAGTTATGCAAAGGTCGGGCAGTATAATAATGATAAAACAACTCAAGCTGGGAAGGAGCTTAAGTAGTTTAATGTATGCAGGTATTAATTAAAGAGCTTAAAACCTCCTCTAGTCCCTAACTCTTTTATTCCAAACTCCATTGAATCTTCTCCTAACTGAGGAGATTCTTTCTTCCAACGTTTTCTCAGTCTTATCATCTCCTCTAGCTCTTGCTGCATTTAATCTAACCCTCAAACTTCTTAACTGCCTTTCCGTATCTTTAACCTGGCTACTCATTCGAAGCACCTCCTTATACTCTTCTTTAGCTTTCTTCTGTTTATCCAAATCTTTTGTCTCGCCTCTTCCATATTCCTTAATAGCTTTCTCAGCACTTGCTACCTCTTTCACCCTATCATAATACTTTTGTGTATTCATTCGGTCACTTGGTACAGCTGCAAACTGACTAAGAATAGGTATGTTTTTAGTTTTAATCTCATCTTCACTTAACGTGCTAGGTAGTCCACTTACACTAGTCATAAACTTTAACAGCCCAGCACCAAAGAAATTAACTGTATTTTGAAAGGTACTTGGACTTATGTCTGCCCAACCAGAATGTGCTATATCTCCACCGGTAGCTTCATTTAAAGTTCTTGACAAACCCTTATATATCTCTGGAGTATTTCGCCATGCAAGTTCAGCATCAGGTTTACTTCCTGCTCCAGGAAAATTAATAGGCCGTAATGGGTTGCCTGCAAAATTTTTATTTTCCACCACTTGTATAATAGGATCAAGTGCGGTGGGTGATATACCTTGTGCGAATGAGCCCCCACCCAAGGGGTTAAATGTATTTAATAACATAGTGATGGTATCCACACCTGTATCAGCTGCTGTCCGTATACCAGCGGCATTTTCACTTAACATCCCGCCCATACGCCATACCACATTATAAACCCAGGGAGCGGGGATTTTAACGAATTCCCCACCGATTTTAATGGGTAGAATAATGTTTCGTTCTTTCTCATATACTGGTATTTTATCCCATTCACTTACCCCCTCTTCATCATCATCTCCAATTGCCCGTCCAAGGGCATCGAATGTTGCGGACATTGCAATTGTACCAGCCACCATACCCACAAGCTTTTTAGACTTCATCATATTTTTTATAACTTGTGCATTGCCTTGTACAGTCGCATTAAAGAATAAATAAAACATACCCATGCTAGATGAGTTAAATCCCTTCCTCGTAAAGTTTGTTGTAAGATCTTTTGCAATTCTAGCTGCTTTAACATCTCCAACTTCTTTATACAAGGCTTCAAAAGTAGCCAGTCTCATAATGTTTTCCACAATGATATTAGCTTTTTCAATATTATTGGCCATTTTAACTATTGTCTTTACTCCGGGTGTTCCTTCAATTTTAACTTTAGCATCAAAACTTTTTATACTTGTATCCATCTCCCGTAAGGATTCAACAAATGAAATCCGACCTCCAGCTTTTTCCCATCGTTCTACCATCTGCACATTCAAGTTTGCTGGGTCTCTATTTCCTTTCCAGTACACATCCATAAGGGCTTTAAATGTTTTACCATAGCTACCTATAATTTCTTTTGTATGGCTTTCAGCTTCACTCGCTTGCATGTTATATACAGCAGTTAATGGATCACGAATAAGATTAGCCATTAAGAAAGCCGGGCTAGCACTCACCGCAGTAAACCTTACGATACTATTAACCCACCCAAAAACCTTACTTACAGATCCATGCTGTTGTGCGCCTAACTTATTGACTGCGGCAGCAAATACTGTAGCTCGCTCATTCTGCTCGATAGGACTAATAATTAATCTTTTACCTTTCCGAATAAGTCTTATATCCGTAGGGTTTAAATTAGATGTTTTCTTTTTCTTAACAAAACCTAATTCATCTGTAGCCGCTTGTGTAGTATCATTTCCTACAGTAAACCACTCTTTCCAGTTTAATTCGTTTTCCTTAATCTGCTCATATAAAAAATTATTAGCTAAATTCTTTTGTGCCGTTGCAGCTGCTGCATGTGCACGAGCTAATGTATTTTGAATTACATGAACTGGTTTACTTGCATTAGCTGATCCATATCTTACACTAATTCCTTTTGAAGGTCCGAATCCCTTTTGATTTAGAAAGTCAAATGTTTTTTCATAGTCAAAAGCTTCTCGCCTTAAAGGTGCGTAATGTGGTTTATCCTTTATCATTGCAAGCTGTTCAGCTTGAGTAATATTCCCGCCTTCTTCAAGTAAATCTAATTGATGCTTAGTAAGTTGATCAAACACTGTAGCAATTTCATCTATTTTAGTGTTGTTCAAATGCCGATTATATATTTCTTCTGCATCAGGAGCATTAGCTGTATTAACTAATCCTTCTCCTTTTATAAACATACCTGAAGCATGTTGTTTGAATAACTGCCATTCACTTGAAATACTAGTCTCATCCTTACCTTCTTCTATTCTTTCATGTTGAAAATATTCTTCCATTAAAGCATACATCCGTATTTGAGCTTCTTTGTTATCTTTACCCTCTAGAATTTTATCTCGCTTCTCCTTTACCTCGTCTTGTTTTTCTTTAGTCAATCTAGGGAGTAAGCGGTTTATAAACTCATGTGAAGCTCGTTCAGACATATCCAAGTTTGCATTATCAAGGAAGATACTTCTAGCTGCTATCCAGTCGTTAACTTCTTCGAGTTTTATTCCTGATTCATCTACAAGTTTTACTAATGGCTCAACAAATCTACGATTAATCTCGTCTATCTTAGTTGCCCGTTTAGATTCTGCAAGGTCAAATACGTCTTTAATTCCTTCATCCTTTTTCTCGATTGTGGCAAATGAATCTATAAACTTAACATACCAAGTTTGAAAAGTACCAAGTTCGTACTGCTCTCTAGGGTTGTCTTCCTTTGCATACATAGCCCTACGGAAATCATCAGGCGAATCAAATATAGTTGACTGGAGAGAATCAGATAAATCAGTTGTACCAATAATGGGCTTAAGTGCTTGTTTATCTACATAAAGATTATCTGCCAAGTTCGCCAAGTCGCCTTTAATATCTCCGGCTTTACTTTGTAGCTTGTTAATTATCTCTACATCATCCTCGTTAAAAATAACATAGTTATAATTGCCTTCTCCTGCTTTCCTACTTGAACTGTCTAAATATTTATTACCTCGAATACCTATTTCCAATAGCTCATTAGATACTCGTCTTTGGCTATCTGATTTATCTATAAGCCAACCATCTAAATTTTTAACTGCATAAAACTTACTTAATTCATTATAGAACTTATTCCCTGTCATCTCGTCCGTAATATACGAGCCCATACCTGAATTAATAATAGCATTTTTAACATAATCTGATTGTTCAGTTAATGGCTTAGTCCAATCAAGATATTGATCCTGTTCCGGCTTAAGGTCTACTTCATAAAGATTACCTTTAGTTCCATCTTCCTTTAACTTATCTCTATACCATTGTCCAACACCTTTATCATCTGCAAAATATAAACCATGTCCTTGAGCTTGAGCACCTTCACCTGTGCCAATTTTTTCCATCAAAAACTTATCAATATCATGAGGTGTACCGTGAAAGGCTCTACTAAATAACTTCTGTTCATCACCTACAAAGTCTATAAATTGTTTACTTACTCTACCTTCAAGCCCTTGAGTTAAACCCCTATACAATAACCTTTCAATTTCATTTGCTTTCTTAGGGTCATTTACTAATTGTTCAGCCTCCCTTAGCACATTCATACCTTGTGCATTAACATCTGAAATAGTTTTTGCCAGTTTTCTAGCTTGGTTAAGTATTGGAAAGTCAACAAGATTGGTTGAAGCTTCAAACCCTCTCCAGCCTTCTTTATCTTGAGCCAACCAATCAAGCTCTTTGAGCAAAGCTGGTTTAAGTGAGTTTATATTTGTATTATCTAACTCACTTGATAAATAGATTGTATCTCCTTGAGTATGAGCTTTATCTAATCCCATATATTTAAACTCAACTTTTTGACCCTTTAATTCAGAGTCATTATCAAACAATATATTTGACTCCAAAACATCACTAAGCGTTTTTACTTCTCCTTTACTCACTCCTTCTTTAACTTGAATGTCTTGCTCAAGCTTCGATCCGACTCTAGGCGCACCCAAACGATCAAGCTCCTTAGCCAGGTTCAAACTATTCCCTACAGCCATGTGTGCATATTCAACTGCAAGTTCGGGTGTAAGTTGGAAATCAATCCCAACTGCTCTAGCCGCTCGACCAATTGAAGTCTCCCTAAACTTAGCTTTAAGTGTATCAGTCATTCTACGAGATAACCCGCTCTGCTGGTTTGATTCTTGAGAGAGCTGGATATACCAAGCAGCCAGTTCTTCCTTAGCTTGAAAATTAAGCTTATTAGGAACTTTCTCTTTTCCAAATAATTTTTCTTTAGCCGCTTGTGCAACCTTATTTCCTGCCTCAGCTTGCTTAAGTATATCCTTATTAAACCCTTCTAGTTTCCCGCCCAGAAGTCGATCAAGCCCTGAGTGAGAACTCTCATGCAAAATAACACTCGCAACATTATCACCTTCGACTTGTGAGCCACCATAGATATTAAAAACTCCTCTATTTAAATCAAACTCTCCTTGTGCATTATCAGTACTTGCTTCGTTAGTAAAATTTAAAATCCCTGCTTGTTCAAGCTTATCTACAGTTTTTGGGTCTATAAACTTCCTTGCTTCCTCACGCATCTGGTCGCTGGTTTTAGCTACAAGGTTTACATCTTTACCTTCAAACCTAGATTGTGTTCCACCTTCTGAGGCTAGGAAATCTAAATCAAGATCTTTACCTTTAACCTGTTTTTCTTGCCACAGTCCTTCAGAATCTTTAAACCATTTAGGATTATCAACTAAACCTCGGGCTAGTGCTTGCCCTTCAGTTAGCTCAAGCCCGGTTTGTTTTTTCCCTTGTGGGTTTGTTTTAATAATCCACCCATTATCTTTCTCAACCACCTCAGCATTAGCAAGACCTTCCCTGCCCATAGCAGCTTCAGCAGCACGAGGTGATTTAAACACTTCTGTATCTTTTTCCGTAGTTACTGTCCCTTCCACAAACGAACCTTGGCCTTTACGCTCAGCTTCTAATCTAGATTCTGTTTCTAAGTTAACCTCTTGTTTTTTACGTACAGTATTACCTTTATTATCTTGACCATAAGTAATTGCCTCTTCCTTAATCTCGTCTTGCTTTTCAAATAATTCTGCATTAGTATCATCTAAATATACTAACTCACCTTTGTCTCTAGTATATTGATAATCATCTACATCCTGATAAATAATTTCTCCTTGTTTATTTTTACCTACCTCAACATCAGCCTCTGCTACTTTAGTTAAGGGTTCCACAACATCTGGCTCTATAGCTTTAGGCTGTGTAATAATAGGCTCGACAACAGGATCAACAACCGAACTGGCTTCCTCTATAATTTCTGGTTCGGCTACAGATTCTTGTTGGTTAATTACTTCTTCAGGCTTTTTACCTACAACCTGTTTTAGATCTATATCTGATTTTGGTTCTTGCTTCGGGCTAGCTAAGGTCCCAAGTCCACCTCCAGCTACTCCACCAACTAGCCCACCAGCAACTATTGCATTTTGAACCTGACTCCAATCCTCGTCACTCAAGTCCGCAAACATTGGATCTTCTTTAGCCCAGCGTACTCCAGCAATATTAACTAACTGCTGCATCCCTTCTGTAAGCCCTTCAACTCCAGCACCCAAACTACCTGCCTTAGCAGCTCGACCACTAAGCTCTAGAGCCAAATTGCGTAAAATTTTATCTCCTTTAATAACCTTTCGTATACTCTTTTTAGCTACATCTCCAGCACCAAGGCTCTTGGCCACCTTATAAAGTGGAAGAAATTCTAATGCACCGCTTAATCCGCCTATCCCGGTAGCCGCCCATTTAGCCCTTTCAGGATCAGCACCTTCTTCGATTGCTTCTCCGAAAGCTGCTCCGCCCTCATACCCCGCACCCGTTGCAAAACCACCTACAACTTCACCACGTGTAAGTATTTTCTTAACTTCAGCTGTAGCCTTATCTTTAACCCCTTGAGTTACTTGCCGACCAACAAGATTCTTACCTACCTCAGTTCCTAAAATATCTTTAGTAGCTGAACCTATTGCTTTTTTAGCTACCTGTCTACCAACAATACCACCAACACCTAAAGCTGCTAAGTTTGGAAGCCCCTTACCCAATTGATAACCTACAAAGTCACCGACACTTCCAGTCTCTCCTATGTCTTCAAACTTAGAAACCTTTGGAGCTTGTTGCCCAAAAGTAGCTTCCTCCATATTCCTTTTATAAACATCTAACCCATATTCGCTTGCTGGTTCAAGATACTTCTCCCCAAAGTTATCAGGAGTTACTGACTTTAAATGTTGTGCTCCTAGTGCAAGTAGTCCACCACCTATTGCTTGGCTTTCATCTCCAAACGCACGAACACCTTTACCGAATTCAGACATCTCAGGACGTAAGTCCACCTTCCTATTCGGGTCATAAGGTTCATTTGCATATTTATCATAGGGATTAAGTGCTAGTTGGTTAGCCATTGGTAGTCCTTCATATGTACGATTGGTTTAAATCAATTTGTATTTACGTTTTCTTATTAATTTTAACAAGCTCACGTAAGGGCACCTGCCCAGTTTCTCTCGGTATCTTTCTTTGTTGCCCGTGTCCACGAGCAATAGCACCTGTATTCATAGCTTCTGAAGATGAACGGGTATCCCCTCCAGTTACTAGCATCGGTGCTTTTGCATAAGTCTTATTAAACTTGTCAACAAGAGATCTAGCTTTATCTAGATTGTTCATGTCTAATCCTATTCTTTAAAAGACTTATAATTTCTGGAGAATTTTTACTAAAATCAGCATCTGGATTATCTGATTTTAACTTAGTAAGTTCTTCAGTTAATAAAGATTGAATATCCGTAAAAGGTATGCCAGTTGCACTTGCTTGATCATATACTTCTTGACCCACCTCTGGAGATAGTCCAGGAAAACCCCTTAAACTAAAATCTTGACTAAATTCTTTACCTTGCTTTTGTGCAGCTATTTGGTCACTTAAACTAGGTCCTTTTACTTCTTCAGCCCTTTTTATATTATTTACGTTTCTACCCCTCGCAATAGGTCTAGGTCTAGTAGGAGCCTTATTAGAACTAAACTGACTTTGAGGTACTTGTTGTTCGCTAGTATATTTCTTATCAAATGCACGCTCAAATGCAGAACCCCCACCGATACCTACACCCTTACCCGGACGTGCTATAGTATTAGCAGCTCCAAACGTGGGGTTAGCGCCTGAGCTAAATTTACCTTGCTCAGAGTCCTCTATAAACTGCATACGTCTTGCTTGGATGGCCTCAGCTTCTGCTCGTCTTTTCTGCATCCGTGGATCATTATCTGAAATATACCCACTTTGCTTTAAATAAGAGTTAATATTACTATCATTAAATTCACCATCTTCAGTATAAGTTGATCTCGCTAGCTCACGATCTTTACCTATCGTATCAGCCCCAGTAGGTAATTCTTGCTCTGATTGTGGTCTTGTAGGTGAAGGTATTACCTCTTGCCCCTCAGGTGTTTGTTCAGGTCTTATAGGTAATTGCTTAGCTTGAGCTGCTTGGTATTTACTAGATGGTAATTCAAGATTAGAAGATTGAATTAAACTAGCAGGAGGTACGAAGTCTTGGGGTTCTCTTCCACTAAAAGCATCAGCTACCATTCCAGCACCTTGACCTAATACTTGTTGACCAAATTGAAAAGGTAATGCTTTTTTATTTATAAATTTTCTTGCAAAATCGCCTGCTGTATTAGCAACGCCTACAGCAGTATCTGCTGCCTTAATTGAAGTTGGTAATTCTCGAAGTGGCAATTTATCCTCTTTAATTTTACTTGTGCGTAATGAAATTCCCATTATAACATCCTCTTATATTTAATTATTTAAAGTGATCCTGAATTACTTGCACTATCACTCATAGTCATTCCAATATTAACAGCTGCCATTGCTGAACCTGCATAGGCTCCGTTAATACTAGCTACAGAATCTAGTCCTTGCTGTATAATACCAGCGACTGCCAGGGCATTTTTAGCATTAGTTTGTGCATTAGCTATATTCACTTGCGTAGTCTGATTCGCCAGTGATACATCAGCCTGGTATTTAGATGCTTGAGCTTGTATACTAATTTTTTCACTTTCCATTCCAGTATTATATACTTTTGTCTTACTGTCAAAAACTGAAACTTCACCTTGTAGGTGTTTTAAATCAGAATCTAGTTCAACAATAAAACCCTGTATCCGTGTGTTATACTCTTCCAGCTTAAGCTTATTAATAGATATATCAACTTGCGTATTAATTGACTCAGCATCTACCTGAGTAGCATACGCTTGTACGGTGCTAGCAAACGCACTAACATTAGTACCGAATATCTCTGCTTCAATCTTGGCACCTTGCATGGCAGTAGAATACGCATCATATTGAGAGGTTATAGCTTTTATCTTTTCGCTAAATACTTCCACGTTGCTACGATGTGCGTCTATTTTAGCAGAATCCACTTCAACACCCAACTTAATACCTTGGAGTATTGCGTTATATCGGTCAATCTCAATATTCAAAGCTTCAATACGAGACACGTATATTTGAACCTGTTGCTGATTAAGCTCTCCTATAACCTTTTGACCTTCAAGCTCCATCTTATATAATTCTAAATCAGCAAGTTCAGCTTTTAACTCAGCTTCAAAAATTTGAATCTCAGCCAAGTACATCTGAACTTGTGCATTATAAAATGAAATGTCTGCATTGAATACAGATATAGCAAGTTCTGAAGCAAACTTAGTAGCCTCCAGTAATCTTGATACAGTAGCTTGGTGCCATGACCCACGTAAATTTTCTAATGCTATTCCTTGTTGTACTGCAAATTTTAAATTTTCAATTTCTAAAGTCGATTGTTGAATAGCTATATCCCGTGCACGGCTTACTGCGCTGGATTGTAACTCTTGTCTAACTTCCTGTACTTGAGCTACCTGTATTCCTTGAGGCAGTTGAAATCCCCGGCTAGACCATTCTTCATTGATTTCAGTAATTTGTTTAATAGCAGCTCTATTTTCTTTATCATTTTCCTTTGCCCATATCGCTTCCCAAACAATATCAGGTATTCCCGTGCCACCACTAAAATATTTACTTACCTGAACTTCAATCTCACTTAACGTCTGGGATGTATAAGGATCCTCTTGCCAATTGAAATTAGTACTAGGTTTTGTTAAATTCCCTGCATTAGGCTTAGTTACATTAAGAGTAGGTATAGTTATAACAGGAGCCGTGGGTAAGTTTATAGCCCACTCTTTAGGGTCTGCTATAGTCTTCAAAATAGGTGCACCAGGTATGACAACATCTTGAACAATAGGAGCTTCGCCAGGTTCTTTAGGAAGTACTGGATTAGGTCGTACTGGTAAATTAGGTGCAGTTGCTACAGGTGCAGTTCCCGTAAACTTAGGAATCACTGACTTGTTGACAGTGTTCAAATTTAAACGCGGTACACTATACCCTGGTGGTGAGAAATTATAAGCCCACACTGGTTTATCATCTGGTACATTATACGTAATATTGCCTTTAACATTACCTGGTGCAGCTGAACCAGCTGGAAATACAGGCCTATCTTTATTCATATCATATAGTGCAGTACGTGCTTCTGCTATCGCTGTCCAAGCTCTCGCTTCAAAACTATTTACCGTACCAGGTACTTCTTGTGCCGCGCCTGTTGTTACTACTAAGTTATCACTCACTGTTTATACTCCTATAAATACATTTCTGTGGGTACTAGATAGTGTTTGCCCAACAAACCCATCCGGATCTGCTGCATCTGCGCCTGGATCTAAATCAATAATTCCTAGCTGAGTTAAATCATTTTGAACAATAATATAATGCCATCCATCTTTTAACCAGATCCCGTCCCCTGGAGGCTGTATTGTGCCCGGTTTATAGGCAGCTAGATTTAATGCACTTCGTGACGTAATAAGAAAATCTTCATTTACCGAAACAATTGTTACAGATTGAGTATCATATGTTTTTGCCACTTGGTTTAACATGACATCACCAGTGAAAGATAATTCATAATAGGGTACGTTAAAATGGCCCACCACCTCTGAGGTTACAGCTGCAAACCTTGATACACTAGTAACATATTTATTCTCACTTACATATAACGTTTTCCCTAAAGCATTATATATAATATCAAGTGCTGATGATCCTGATCCTGTATCGAATAAACAACCTATTTTAAACTTAATGTGCTGATAGGGTACATAATCCCCAACGATTACACTGCTAATATCATAGCATTCATTTTCAAATATTCCCCCATTATTATAAACTTCAGTCCATATATCAGTAGGTACATATGGGCTAAGTGCCTGAACAGATGGACTCCATTGAGGATTATTATCTGTAACATTACTGGAATATGTTGTAGGATATGAACCATTACCTTTCAATAATTCACGAACACCTAACGATTGACCTATGTACCACACTTTCTGATACAGTGTAAAACTTATAGTTTCTGTGCTTGATATATTAGTTACTGTGTTCCGCATTATTGTATTGGCAGTATAAGTATATGAATAATCATATTCTACATGTAAATGCTCAAAAGAATATAACCTGTTCTCAACGTCTACTACAGCAGGTAATATATTATTAATTACTGCGTTTGATATATCTTTATTATTTTCTTGATCCTTTGTATAGGTATTAAGAGCTGCAGTACCATTATAATCACGCTCCGCTGTATAACTAAATTCTGTATTAAGTTTACAATTTTGTAATGCTTGTTCATCTATTATTATACCAAATGAATCATAAAATATAATCCTGTAATCACCTAAATTGTTAATAGTAATTTCAGTATAACTTGTCATTAAATCAGTCGGGAATAAAGGTGCAGGTTGATGCTGATTTGATACGCCAGTGAATATATCTTCATGGTATGGTGCTGTTCCATATGCTCTTAGTTTAAATAAATTTCGTACACCCTTATGGTATCCCGCAGTTAATGTAAAATTAATATCGAATGTTTCAGTCTTTAATGTCTTAGCCCCATTTACACCTAATATTTTATAACGATCCCTTGTTGAATTAGTTGTTGTAGCGGGAGTTAGTGGATTTCCTGATTTACTTGTATTACGTATAAACGTATCATATATATCTTCACCCGGAGCTAAAGGTGTATGTGAAATATTACCTAAAAAAGTTTGTTGAGCTTCTATCTCAGTATATGTAAACACTTCACTGTCTGTAGGGTCTTTCAATGAGGATCTATCTATAGTCAATTCAATTACTCTTACCACGTTTCCACGTGATCCACGCATAGGTGTATATGTATAATCAAAATCAGGATCGCCTTCTTTTTTAATTATACTCTGACGTAAAATAAACATCCCCCGAATAATATCAGCATCTTTATCAATATACGTATCCCAATAAACCTGTTGAGTAATACCCATGTATTGAAGCCATAAAGGGTCACCATTATATGGTATCCCCTTAAAGCTCGATATATCTATTGAAATATTTGCTATCTCAACTGAACCACTAATATCACCGTGAGTAAAACACTTAGATATTGCTAACCTATGTAACCTTAGTGTAATATGGCTTGGGGATTCTCCAAGTGATACATCATAATCCCATTTAACGTTTTCATCTATAGTGACTTTATATGTAATAGGTGAATGAAATCTATTCACTGTTACATTGCCTACTATATCTGCTTCAGATGACAGTTTATATTCTAATGAATTCTCAATCTCGATTGCACCTATTGAATTTTCCGCATTAGCTAAATTTTGAACAATACTTAAATGTGTGGTATGAGTATAAAGATTAGAAAAATCTATATTATATTTATCATACGCCAAACTCACACTTACATCTTTGTTATTATATAGGGTATAATGTGAATATACAGGCTCGTACGGAACAATATTATTAGGATCTTTTGTATCTAAATAATGATATGGGTAAGAAATAAAAGAAGGAATATAAAACCCATCAGTTGCTTCATAGTCATCACTCTGTAAAAATGGTTCAAATTGGATAGGATTAAGCTCAGTATTAAGTCTATATAAATTAACACCGTTATTTCCTAAATGATGACTATTAGTATTTAAAAAATATATACCAGGAGGTAACATTATACACACTTGCCCGCCTGGAGCAAATATGCGAGCCATCCACATACCCTCAACTCGAATACCTTCTATCTTACTCCCGTCACTGAAGATATATCTATTTCTAAACTTAGCCTTTGATTGGGACAGTTGATTCCACATACCTAATAGTGCACGAGCTTTAGGTATTAATTTTTGAGCAGCCTCTGTATTTCCGAATAGTTCAAAACGACTAACTCCCGTATATCGAGAGGTCATTGTATTCTGCGCTTTAGTAAGAGTGGTAGTACTTCCATAGACTCTATATCAAATTTTTCGCCATCAATCTCATTACTTAACTCAAACTGCCAATATTTAGCCTTTGTTCCTTTAGCTAATTTAACTCTAGCAGTATCTACTGCCCCATTGGTAGCTTTTACCTTATACCAAATTTCTTTTTTTATCCCATGATTAGTCGTAATAGTGTTAAGCATTAATTCCCCTGTACTAGTAACACCCAAATACGCATATGGTACTTGCTTATGTAAAGCCGAGCCAAAGTCTAACAAGCCGGTTTTAATTGACGCTGTAATCTTACCTCCATTATCAGTATCCCCTTCATCTAATAAATACAAACCATCAGAAGCAATCGCATATGGATATGAAAACGAGTTAAAATTATAATTAGTATATTCAGATATTCCACCTGATTGAGTATTAAGAACATAAGTAATAAACTGTTCACCATCTATAGCAAGAGCACCTAAAAAATTAAGTTTCGCTTCAATTATACTTTTTAATATTGCGTAACTACTTACCTCAGCTTTAAAAGCAATGCTACTATCAAGTAATACAGTGAATGATAAACTACCAATATTAGCCGCAAACGCAATATTACTTATTAACTTATTATAGGCTTCTAATTTAGAATTAAGTTCTCCAGACAGGGCCATTGAGCTTAAGAGAGTTAGAGAAATCCCAGCACTTATAGCATCTACTAATACCAAGGCAGATGCTACTATATTTAAAAATTCACCTGATGGAATAGCTACTGCGTTAAGCTTGAAACTAGAAGCTATATAATTAATCTTATTCAGAGTACCCTGTACATCTGCCGAATACTTAATTGAGTTGTTAATAAACTCTTCTTTCAAATTATATAACGAACTATTCAATAACATTAGTGCATTATTAACAGAGGTTATATGTAAATTTGAATCAACTGAACTATTTAAATTTATAATAGAATACAGCCTTACAAGGGTATCTATTTCCTCCAAACTTGTATTAAGTAACAAAGTACTACTCACAGTGTCAGTAAAACTATACTGCCCAAGCGCATACTCTTTGTTTATCTGAGCATAATCCTGCTGATTAATGAAATTAGTAAATGTTACTTGTTGAATATACATAACTTAACCTGCTACTTGAGCATTATCATCACGTAAAAAAGTCATAGCATATACACCGTTGGATATTAACCTAGCTTCAATCCACAGAGTAGATCTAACTTCTACTAAATCAAAGCCAGTACCGTGAGGCGCTATCGCCATCATGTGTGTGGACGTAGCGGCGGGTTGATCTGAACAATCTGTATACAGGGCTTGACCATTAACTTTTATACCTACACTACTTAGTAAATCAAAACGCCCGCCATCAAGAGATTGATAATCAGCGTGTACAATTATGCTAAAAAACACATCAGCCGAATAATCAACTTCAGCTAAATCAGTTGCATTAGGTAATACTATTTCTAATGCACCTCCAGAAGCCAAACCTACTCTATCCAGTGTTATTCTGTGGTGTTGTTTAGTAATATCAAGAGCTATAGATTGTGTAGTACCGTCTCCCACAAATGTATAATTTGCAAAATCCGTAGAAACCGGACCACTACTTCCACCGCCACCGCCACCACCTAGTGACCAGCCTGTAGCATCTGTAATATGCACTGCCGTATACGGTACTTCAGACCCGAGAGTAACATCTATATACATATCACCTATTGCTGATGGTGTTGATACAGGCGCTCCAGTACCAGACGTAATTGCAGGGTTACGCTTCCAGTCTCCTACTGTAGTAGTACCTACCGATTCCCATGTTACACCCGTAGCCGTATTAACAAAATGGTGTCCTAGTCCTGTAGGGGTTGTTGCAGGGTCACTTGCCCCTGTAAATATGTGTTGAATATCTGCCATGTTAATTCCTTAATATATTATATTACCAAATTCGTCAGTAAGCGGATTCCCGCTTGGATCAGTTAAACTATCACTAGATGCAATGACCAGGTGATTCCCAAATTGATCTGTTAATGGGTCATCTAACTCATTAATTAAAGAACTGTAATGAACACTTGCTCCTAATCTATACCATGAAAATTTAAAATTAGATTCTAGTCCTGAGTGTTCAATATCTTCATCGTTATTCTTTGCGCCATTAATATATAGCCTGAATATACCACTTACAATCTCAATAAAAATAAATGTTTTCACACCTACTTTTACTTCAATACTACTTGTTAATGTGGTATTATCTATATCTACTTTTATGCGATCATCTTTAAAATAGACCTTAATGTTTTGATATACATCATCCGAACGTCCCACCTCTAAAATAGTTTCACCATCAAACTCAGCTTTAAACCAAACCCGGATAGAACGTAGATTTGTATTAGATGCTATTTCACCATGGGTATGAGCAGTGTTGACATATCTAGCACTATTAGATTCACCATTAACAATACTAGGTTTACTTCCGCTTACAGCTGCATCATGGATATTTATAAACGTTTCTGGGGTATTGCGAATAACCTCAACCACACCAGGAATTACTTCATGCAGAGGTAAATGCACCAGTATTGATGAAGCATGTTCTGCAATAATTTCATCCTGGTAAGCACCCATTATATTAAACTCCTACCTCAGCGGATAAAATATAGCCTACCTTATAAACGTCATTTGTTTCTACTGCTCGTGGTGATGGAAAATTAGTATTAGCTACTATTGTATTACTTGCAGTATCACCTGAACCATCCTTGAGGATAGCGTCAATTATAAATGCACCATATACTGTGCCATCTGCTGTAATATCATAACTGACTTCAAACCCTGCATCACTTAAAGTAATAGTAGCTGGTCGAGTAGCTAAAGCTTGCGGAGCCCACTTAGGTCGATTGGTTCCGTTCCCAGCGACTGTATAAGTTTCAAACTCATTACTTACTGTATGTATACCTGCTGAGCCTGTATCATCTGCCTTATCCAATACATTAGGTATTCGATTTGCGGTACCTAAACCGATATAGAAATCAGGAATAGGAGTCGGTGCCCCAGGTAAAAATGAAGCAAAGGCACAATTGAGAGCATAAATTAAACCCTCATTCATAAACGAGTTGTGATGCTCAACTTCTTCGATTACCTTACCATTACGGATTAATGTAGTTTTAAATATACCGCCATATTTAACGGTAGATATTGGGTGATTAGTGCTCATACTATACTGCTCCTAAAGAATTATTATACCATTTCTGATTAATTGAGACGTGACAGCAGTACCTATACCAAAGCTAGAAACTGTACCACCTGATGAAAAATTACTTACTACTTGTTTAATGCCTTCTTTTTCCTTATACAAGGAAATACCTCTTACTAGTTGATCTCGTAATGCGAGCCTATTTTCAGTGAGTAATTTAAGCTCACCAGAAAGCAAGCCAACCACAGCGCCCTTAGTAGAATACCAAAAACCTACATTCTTATCAAACCCTAATCCAAATGAATCGCCTGATAAAGTAAGTCCTGTACCTTCTATACCGTCATCCTCAGATACAAGAGTTTGTATAAACTCTTTAGGTTCTCTTCCAGATAAAAAATAAGTATTACCTGCCACAACAAATATCCCGTTATCTACAGGTTGTACAATTTTAATTTTACTAGGAAATTGAAAGAAATCTTTACTTGTCTTTTTTAACCCGTATCTGAATGGCTGACTAAACCATAAAACATTATCATGAGCACAATACATCCTACCATTATATTGCCGAATTATGTGCCCTCCAGGTAAGGGTGACATGAACTGAGTTTCTAATATTTGTTGAGATTTACGAGAGTCAATTATCGTATAACTTGTAATACCATTTAAGACAGTACCATTCTTGTAAAGTTGCTCACCATTTTGAGTAGATACATACACGTGGACATTATACCCTTCAGGATGAACAGGTATATTAGCACACAGTATACCAGATCCATCTTGGGCATTTATAGTACTAGCTAATAATGCTCCACCTATTTCCCCGGTTATACTATCAACAAAACAAATTGCAACTTGATAAGTACCTGCTGCCAGTTTACCAGTTACTAAACCTAGAATCGGATTACCTGCTGGAGTAGGTAATCCCCATCTGCCATTACCCACTATTCTATTATTTACACCATCTGAATAATAAAATTTACCTAAGATAGTTTCCCAAGCTAAAAACTTATCGGGATGTAAACCCACAGCTATAGTATTAGCTGTCACTCCATCCCATTGTTTTAATTCATCGCCCTCTACAAAATAAGATTTATATAACGAATGAAGTGCTTTAACACCTGCATATACTTTTGCATATCCTTTACGCGAACGGACATTACCCTCTTTAGTTAAATCCACATTAGAGGCAGAACGGGCAGAACCTTCAGGCAAATCAGTTTCAGGAGAAACAGTATTAATACCTAATGGAAATTTATCTAAATGTAATATATCATGTGGCATATTATTATCCAATAGGTTCTTTAACTTGAAAAGTTATTCTATTTGAATACCACTTACCAGAAGGCATAGTAAGTCTTAACTGAGCCTTCCACTTACCGGCTTGATCTAAATCAGTTGCAACAGTTAAATAATGAACTAATAAATCTGCTCCATCTGTTAAAAATTTAACATCTGGAGTAGTTTTTACTAAAACAGTATCATCAGGCTTAAGAAATGTCAATTCAAAAAATGTAACAGTACTAACATCAACAAGTTTTTCTGAGTAACCATACGTATCAGAATTATCACACTCTTTTATTAAAAATTCAATACTTGTACCTACATCACCCATGAATAAATTAGCAACACACAGCATTATAATTTAACCTTTTCTCTTAGTGTTCTTTTAATTAATAAATTAAATTTAATATTATCCTTAAATAAAACTAATAAATTATCTAACCTTAAACTAGTATCTAATTCTGTTATAATATTTATAGATTTAATCTTTACAAGATTAATATTAAAAGATAAATCTGATTCTATAACTTGATTTATTATAACTATTTTACTCGTAGAGCTTATTACCGGTAAGCTAATATTATCTTCAGCTACTATTCCTATAGATTTAATTTTCAATTGATTAATAGCAAAAACAATATCATTTTCTTGGACTAATTCTATAGTATTATTATCTTTTTTTACTACAGGATTAACTGTATCAATTTCAACAGATTGATTAATATATCCAATTTTAATAGCGGATATTGGTAGAGATAAATCTATCTCTGAATCAAAAGAAATTCCTTTACTTTTACCTACAGTAACAAATAAACTATTATCAACTTCATCTATAATTGATATAGATTTATCTTTACTAGACGTTATTGATAAGCTACTATCTGATTCTTCTAAAATCCCTATTGTAGTATTATTAGCTAATATTACTCCTAAAGATTCATCAAGTTCTAAAGTTACTCCAACTTCTTTAGTTTTCTTAATAGAAGTACTTAATAAGCTATCGATCTCTTGAACTAATTCTATAGTTTTTATTTTATTAACAGAAGAGTTTAAAGCTATATCTAACTCTTGATTTATGGGTATATTTTTTGTTTTTACTTTATCAATAGAAAAGTTAATATCATTTTCAACAACTAATCCTATGTCGATTGTACTGGAAACTAATGGAGCTGGTACGCCAGTTAAATATCTTACACGCTCCGACCCACCAAAATCAATATATCTTAATTCGTCCTGCGTATAGTCTAAACCCTCATACTCACTTAGTCCATTTTGTAACGCCTCACCCCAAACGACCACACCATCTGATACTCGCAATATAAATAAAATACCAGTTTTATTCATTATATACAGAAATCCGTTTCTATATGATGCGCCCTGAGCGTTGATAATTTTATATGAAGACGTTATCTGTTCTACGAAGTTAAAATTTAAATCATAAACTCGCACATACGTCCCATCTGTAAAATTGACAACATAAACACGATTATTAGGTCCGTCAACCGCAACACCTGCTACTCCTACAGAGTCGGCTACTACAACATGGGATATGTAACTTAAATCACCAGCATCATATTTTACTAACGCTTTATCTGTATTTCCTGCGGAGTCATGGCAGGCCGTATATAATACCCCATCATAATACGCGCCATCATTTACATGCTGAGGTGAGCCAGGCAAACTTGCAAAAGGCGTGCTATTTGTTGCAGCTACAGTCCAACTGGCATCATCATTTCTTTTCTCGATTTTCGTTGTATCAAAAATATAATGAAACGTTCCATCAGTAGCATAACCCTGACCAGCAACCGGCAGGATGGGGCTTTGAAACGACTGCGTTAGTGTGGCTGTTGCATTTAAAGTACCACTTCTTGATAAGGATTTTACACCCATCAAGTCATATTCATCGTTAGGAGTTAGTCCAAATAGCGGATAATAACTAACTAGATTTCCAGGCGATATATCAACAACTAAATTTTCAAGCGTATCTAAATCTGCATTAACAGAGGCATTATATTTTTGCGCATCTGTAACACTAAGCGCTGCATTCCATATTGCAATATGACCTATTTCACACTCAGCCTCTTGCCCCGGTGATGTTGATTTTCCAATTAATAATTCTGTGCTAGTTCCGCCATTATTAGCCGTGGAGTATGTAAAATCGCCTTCATCTACACCATCAATAATAAATTTCAGGGACTTAGTTGACACGTCACGAACGATCATAACAGTCTGATTAATACCAGTTACAGTGACTATAATATCAGTATCAATTCTTTCGTTGTCACCACCACTATGCTCAAAGAAATATGACCAGTATGATGTCCCACCATTATTCCTGATACCGAGACTGTATAATGTATCAGTGGCTACGCTCTCACCATCTGCAGTCTGCATAATCATCCAATCAGCAGCGTTATTAGGTGGGAGAGACACCACTTTTATCTTGGCGGCTATAGTTAAATCACTGGTGATTTGGTGTTCAACTGTTGTCACAGAGCCATTTAAAAAAGCCGTTGTTCCTGAGAAATCAATACCGACGCTAGAAGTATCTGGTAGCACTGGTAATGAAAGTGGAAAGCCGGTATTAGTCTCAGTAGTAAGATTTATCTTCTTAGATTTACTAGAAGTTACAGATAAACTTATGACATCTTCAACTACAAGATTTATTTCTTCTCCCACTAATAATGGGATAGTAAAGCTAATATCATTTTCAATAGTAAGATTTATTTGCTTTGTTTTAAGTGGCTGCACAAGCAAATTAGATTCATTTTCAACTACTAATCCTATATCAACTCCAATGGGAGTACCTGAAGAAACTAAAGATTCAGCCTCTAGGATATAAAATGTACCTGGTGTTTTAAGCTGATAGTGCTTTGTGGTTTTTGATATAGATAAAAAATAAAAAGGATGATTGTTCTTCTTGTCGTTTTGATGTTGTGGCTGATTAGTATCTAAGATTAGATTACTTTTTTCAATAACGAAATTAAACGAAGGCGTATAGCCTTCACCTAATACAAAATCATTATTATTATTAAATATAAAATCAGCCATAGAACAAAGTTCCTTATACTGAAACGGTTGGAATTAGTGGACTTTGTGTAACGGGGGTAATCAACCGCTCTACACGCTGCCATGTCACAGTACCATCAACAACCGTACCGCCCACACCGACAGGCCATACAGGTTCAGTTACCCCCGTTCCTCCTGCGATTGTTACGATGTAATAATATGGTGAAGTTATCGGATCTGTAGGAAACACCATTGTACCAAGGTCAACATTTAACAGACTCGCCTGCCACATATCACCTTGCTTTGCAGATATTGTCACGGTAACAGGGTCGGGAGTAGGTACACCAACTGAAAAACTAGCACCTGTAAATTCAACAATGTTAAGAACAGATCCGGTTTTTAAATCAGCAACTGTTGCCAACCAGGTATCAGCGACAAGAGATTCGTCAATTGTCCCATTTACTTCATACACGAGATTGTAAAGTCCATCACAGCCTGTAATACTATACATAGATTCATCAATTTCAACAGATTGATTTGACAGATTATAATAAAGAATTGATGGAAACCCCGCATTAACACCGACCACAACATCATCAGAAACCCATGTAACATCATTCCAATTACCAGTTGTTATATACTGCGTACCAGGGTTAAAAGCAGGTACAGCTACACGGCTCCAATCAGACGTATCATAAACAATTGGTTCGGACACTGAGCTAGTTGAACCTGACACGACAGCAAGTCTTGTGGATGAATTATTAAACCTAACTGCATAAGTGGCAACTGTCGGTTTAACAGGTATTGTCACAAGGCTCCAATCAGACGTATCATAAACGTATATGAAAGGTGAAGCAAGACAGGCCATCGCAAGAAATGCACCGTCAGGACTAAAATGACAGGACACAGCATCGTTTACAGGAACTGTCGAAGGATTCGGGATAACACTCCAGTCCGCTGTATTATATAATACTATATGTGGAGCTATCTTACCTGTTAACACCGCAATTGATCCGTCAGGACTAATATCACAACCATATGTAACAAACCCTGGGAGCACTGTCGGATTTGCCAACTTATCAAACGTTATTGCATCGTAAATTGCAATTTTATCTGCGGCACTCACAGCACACAGCATTATACTATCTGAAAATGATATGTCTTGCACTGTACTACCTGCAGTAGTCATAAGTTTAGATACCCAAATATCTTCTTCAATATTAACAACAGCAATATAAGGTGAGGACACGCTTCTAGCTAAATGTTTACCATCTCGTGAAAATCTAACAGTAGCACCAGGCGAACTATACAATAATGAAACATCGCCTTTATGCTTGTGCGCTTTTGTAATAGGATCGATTATTTGTACTGATGGTCGAGAAGAACTAATTATAGCCAACGACCCGTTTTTATTATATTTACTCATAACTCACCTTATGCAGTTAACTATTTTAGAATTACTGTGCTCTATAAAAACCGGCGACATTCAACTGGACTTCTATATCAGACCCATCAGGAGTTACAGTAAAATCATAATACGTCAATGGTATTAAATTAGCATCAGTTCCAGAAGTAGTGTCAGGATTATAACAAATAACGAAACCACCCCAACTATCCCCAGCTAAAATAGTTGTCCAAGAAGGATTATTAAAATCTAAATCCGTCCTATCATTTACATGATCAGGGGCTAAAACTACTAAATCTGCATCAGTTAATTCAATTCGTGCATAATTAGTATTAGTCACTTCATTAGTAGTACCCGCTAACAATGCGGCTACTGTTTCTTTTTTTCTAAGAACTACATCAGTCTCTAGCCCAGCTGTAGTTAATATTAATAATGTTAAAGCCGAGTTTGTTCCATCATTAGTTTGAACTCTATTATAGAATTCAGCGACTCTACCCTTTGCAATATTAAATACGAAATCGGTCATTTTACTTCTCCTAAATTTCTATAATTTCTTATAGTTTAATGAAATCGTGAATAAAAATTCACTATTAATTATAATACTAAATCATATTTACCATCTTACTTTTTCTAATCGACTATCAACATGAACACCCCAAGAATATAAGCCTAACCCAAGCGTATCAGGGTATAGCTTATCTAAATGATGATGCAGTGCTTTTGGATCATCTGTTGGTACATCCATTGCGCGACCTATTAAATGTTGTGAATTCTTTCCTCCACCTACTGCGCTATTATGAGCAGGACATCTACATGCCGAATTAGGTGTAAATGCACCAATAAAGTCCCGTGCAACTTCTGCCAGTGTAAGTAACTCACAATCTACTGTATTAAAACCACAGCCGCATTTACAAGCGAATTCACTACGCGAAAAATGCTGGGATAACTTACTCACGGTACAGCCCTTAGTAAAATTCGCTCCATTATTCGTCCTATTTTTTTGCTAATATATTCGGACTCTTCCCTAAGTTGTAAAATATTATATTCCATCGAATTTTTATTAGAAATATAAGCATAACTTGCAACTGAGACTATCACTGTGATTAATGTTAATGCCAAACTTATATGCGATCTTAAGCTAGCTTTTAACTCTGTTTTTATTTCTGCTGCACTTTTAGCAATATATTCAATACCTTTCGACTCAACAACTCGTAAATCTTTCCACAACTTATCAGCAGAAGCTGTTATCGCACGATCTCTTTCGTGAGGTTCCTTTGCTATTTGCAAGTGAATTTCATTGACAGTTGATTGTATACTATTCAGCGTTTGAGCTTCTGACGCTTTTCCGTCAAACTGTCCCTCCATTTTTGAAATAAAAACAGACAATGTTTTATCTAATATAGCTGTTTGTGTAGCCATTATAGATAAGTCTTTTCTCAAACTTATATGGCTTTCTTCAAGAATTTCAAATCGTTTTTCACTCATTACAAAAAACCTATGGAGTAACGATAATAACTTCTGGCTTGACTACAGACGGTCTTACTACAGACGGCTTTACTATCACAGGCTCAGATACAGCGTTATGACTGTCAATTGTATCATGCCTGTCAGTTGTTGCACCTGTTGTAGTGTTAGTACGAGTGTCAGTATCTGACGACGTTGAAGTCAGGTCTCCGTCGCCGGTATTAGTATATGTTTGATTCGTATTTCCACCACCTGCGGCATTAAACGCTTCATGTGCGGCATATCCAATCACACCAAACTGCATAATGTCCGGCACAACACTTACACCAGCTTCAAACATTCTTGCATTGGCTTCATGAGCACCAACAAAATGATTAATCTTGGGCATTTCTGGCAGCCTACTTGGATCAAATATATCAAGAGAGCACCCGGATGTACAAACAAGCGAATGAGACGGCTTGCTAGCTAGCCATCGATGATAATCAATTACTTTATTCTGCCGCATTGTTTCATACCGCATTGCTTCCACATCATACTTTGATGTCTCTGCACACCCCGATATATTACTTAACACTATCGCAAAGCATAACAATGCCGTTGCCACAATTACCAATTCACCTAAAAATTCAAAAAAACTTTTCATATTATTGCGCCTGTTATTTTTTAATAAAAAACCGTTTCAGTTTCTGAATCCAAGTCTCGTTTAACGCTGGAATTTTAGTACCAGCGGGAAGAATAAAGCCGCGCTCTATAGCATAAGTCACAGTGCCTTCCCGCTCTACACCAGTGATATATTTTGCAGCTCGTTGGTTACGTAGCCAAACCATAAGCTCATTCTGAGACTCGGCAACTATAATTTTCTTTAGATTGTCATCAAACCGTTCGTTAGCATCAAGTAAGTCCTGGAATGTTTTTGCAAGTTTCCATTCAATATCATGGATTATACATGCTGCTATAATTATAACAAAATACATTGTGTCAGGAAACTTTATACCTCCCTTAGCACCACAACCATTAGCGTATTGAATGCCTCTTTTAAGTTGGTGGTATTTAAGGCATGAGTCGAGCAGGTATATATTAACATCGCCCCAGAATTCTTCAAAGTTTTGCATTAATAAAACCTAATTTACTTAGTGTTACGTGTTGGTGGTTTGATTTAAACCAATTATATTGTTTTTTCCCTGTATAAAAAGAACCCCAGGAGGCAAATCTAATCGTCTTTCTTGTCTGCGTAATTCAGTTTGTAATTGTATCTTAGCTCTATCTAAAATTAAATGCCACTTAGTAAGGGATTCTAAAGATTTTTGTGGATCATATACATCTGCATCCTGAATCCCATATAAGTGTACAAGAGCACCAATAATTAAATCATTATGATATTGAATAGCAATCTCAGGATTTTGAATTAAAGTAAGCTCAACTGGTAATCGGTATCGTTCTAAGGTTATTGTACCAGAAACGTTAGGAAAAGGAACTAATCGAGATGTAAGTGCACCTAAATCAGTACTTAAAAACTTAGGTGTGCCAGTTTGGTTTCTCCAATTAGAAAATCTTGAACTACTTTCACCTCCATTAAGTGAAAAATAACCATAATCAAGCTCATGCTGTGTGACTACTTTTAATAAAATAGAATCGTACAAAGCTGCTTTAACCCAAACAGTGCCTTCAGGCAAAATAATATATGGATCATTTTGAGTAGCAACTACAGAAGTTAATCCATCGAAAATACATAAAGTTTCTGCAGCAAAATCATTTTGTGCTCTAGATAGAGCTCGTAAACAATCTATATCTGAAACCAAATATGGTGTTACAGTGTCATCAAAAGTTATACGAAGTAAAGCGAGTAATTCGATTGTAGTCATAATAATGGACATGCACCTATTGTAGTATCAAGATACCTATTTGCAAAAGAACGACTTAAACTAGGAAGTAAAGTAGCAACTTGAGTATTCATTAACAATGCTTCTTTAGTTTCCGGCCTAAGCGCACTAGCAGATTTCATCGCTTCCAAAAGAACTATCTCATGAAATTCTTCTACCCATATAGGCTCATCATTTAAACTATCAAACTCTGCAGGTATAATCCAATAATCTGCATAGATATTCCATACTTTATCAGGTATAGGCTCAACTTTCCATTTAAAAGGGGGAGTATGAATAAGAAATAAAGGTGTTTGAGGCTTAATAACAGCTGTTGATTGTTCAACTACCCAATCTTTATACTCTTTAATACACAAAGGTAATCGTTGAGTAAAGCCGTCTTCAATCATAAAAATCGAATCTGGATTAACATAACCAACGCCAGCTTTAGTATAATCTTCTTTTCCAATTACAGTCTGAAAAAACAACCCACGTTTATGAAAAAATCTCCATTGAGTAGACTTACGCTGTATACCCATATACGCGCCTTGAAGTAGGAGGTAAAGTTGGTCAGTTGAAATTTGATAAGGCTCAGTTATGTCATTTAAAGAAACACGTAACCGCCTTATCATTTCATTTACTATCACAAAAATTGATCCTTAATAGAATCATACCATACAGCACCTTTAGGGTTCTTATCCCGCCACTGATGGGGATAACGTAAAATACGACTCATACGATCAACATCTGAAGTTGAACCGTCAGAGTTTTTACGGAAAGAAAAGTTCCAAGCTTCCTTTTTAGACTTGGCCAGAATTTCCAAAACAAAACGAGGTACAATTTTCCATTGACCACGCATAAGAAAATACGATTTCCCATTAACTTTAATATCAACAAGCTGGGTAGTATCATTTGTATTTTGAGATTCGAGAACAAGCACTTCAACTGGCTCGTGCATGAAAGCCAAATCTTTAGCATAAGCTAGAGACTCTGGTCCTTCAAGAATTTGGACGGCATCTTCAAGCGGTTCAGATTCATGGCGAGAAGTATTAACCGCCTTTTCGGGCTCAACTGTCTTACTTTTACCTTGTTGTGTTGGCATAGAGGGTTTTCCTTAATTATTTATAATTTAACTTTAGTAGTTATCTCATATAATAAAATACGCCAACTGATATGAGGTCAGTATTCAGGAGCTACCTTAGACGTATTTATTCTTTAATAGCCTAGGCTTAAGCCCACGCCTCCCAAAAAACATCATCATCAGGAGTCTCAAGTCCAGCAATAGATACATCAACTGCAAAACCCTTTGCATCATCAGTTACTGTAATACCTGTTGCAGCATAAGTCGTAACTCCGGTTGCAATCGTAACAAGACCTTTAGCATTTGAGCCACCATCTAGATCGGGATTTACAATCTGAAGCGCGCTAATTCGGTCAGTCAGATTGGTTACACGAACATATGTAGGAGCAAAACCTAAAACCACCACAAAATCAGCTGCCACGCGAGTTCCGGTTCTTGAACCAGACAAATAACGAACACCCTCTTGAATAGGGTTAATTTTTTTATTTACAAGAGCCATTTTAATTATCCTTAGTTATTTTATATAATAAAATACGAACAAGCTTAGCACCTATTCGTATTTATTTTTTCGTATTGCCGAATTGATTAAACCAAAACGTACTTACGTTTGCTTACTCTTCTGTTCCTACATATGCAATAGCCATCCACGCATCATTTAAGATCGCTTGAGCTTGCCACGTTTGAGCAGCTACATAGCCACGTTGACCGAGAGGGTCAATTTTAGACTTTTCAGCAGGTGGGAAGTGTCCTGTTTCTACAGAATTCTTACCACGCAAAGCAACCTGACCGAACGCATCGCCAGCCATTTTACCTCGACCAATAATAACCAAAGGATAAACATCAATATTTGTGGCATCATCCGCTTTAGGTGCGCCTGCAGGAACCCAAGTACCGACGGCTGCACCCTCACTTGGCTTATAAGTTAGAATAGGATTAACAATAATACGGAAACGGCCAATAGCACCAATTTCATAATCAGGGTCAAGTGGAACAGCACTTCCATAATCCTGGATTTTAGTAAATCCATCCATATTCTCGAAAGTCTTTTCCATATCGGTATGGCAATATACAGGCCAAGACGCGGCAACAGACTGCATACCATAAGCTAAACCAGACTTAAGCATTTTGTTAATTGTAATACCATGAGAACCCAAAATAGATCGAGATATATCTTGAAACATACTTTTAGTAGGTGGGCCATTAACTGTAGCTACATTAGTACCCGTACCACCAAAGAACTGATTAGTACAAGATTTAAGTTCACCATAGACCATCATCTCACGACACAAGGCAATCCGAGCCGCTGCTTGATCTTCCATTTCAGCCGGTACACTTTGACCCTCTTCATGTACATATTTTAACTTATCTGTATAGGAATATAAACAAGCAATTTGTTGTAACACAGCACTTAAGGTTGTCCATGTAATTGAGTCTGGTGTGGGTGTTACACCTTCCTGGATCAAGTGCTTGTTAATAAAAGCGGTATCACCGCCGGCTGCCATCCATTGATTATCTACCCCACCGTAAGGCAGAAAGCGCATCCACTCAATAAGTTCAGACTTATTTTGTGGCATTTGCTCCATAGTTCCCAATTTTGACAACATTTCCTGCGCTTGCGCTTTCGCTAACACACGCCCTTTAAACTTTTCATGACGACCAGCTTGGCTCGTATAAGATTGACCTGACATACCTACTTACCTCTTTAAACTTTCAAATGCTTCATTAAATCCACTAGCTAAAGCTTCATCAAGTGTAGCTTGTTTAGGCTGTGGTGTTTTTCGATGCTGGCTTGTAGGCACCTGCCCATTAACAAGTCGATCTGTTTTACCTTGGGACGTATCAGCACGTCCCTTGTTTTTCTTCTGTTCCCAATGTTCAAAAGAACGTAGGGCATTAATATAAGGAGCACCAAAGGAGAGTAAAGATTGTTGAGTCTGGTATCCTTGTTGAGAATACCAACCAATAAAATCTTTATGGCGTTGACCTTCGGGTGTAAATTTTCCATCTTGAACAGGTGGAATAATCTCAGCCAATGTTTCAGGAGAGTAAGCGGACATAACAAGTTGCTCACCTGCCCAATCTTTCATTTTTCCATTCGCATCATCAAAGTAAGGTCGGAGAGTAGTCTCATCCATTGCCGAAACTTTAAACGCATCCTGGAGAAGTGGGACTAGAACATCGGCCAGCTTAGGGTCGTAAGCCTCTAATCCCTTTGTTAATTTATCTACATCAAAAGATGATTGTGTTGGAGTAGCTTTTTCCATATTAGCTACACGCTGGGTTAGGTCATTAACCCCACCATTGAAGCGAGACTCCAAACCATTAAGCTGCCCGGGAAAATCACTTACTTGAGTTAATCGATCATATACATCATCTTCAGATAAGTCACGAAGATAAGGAGGGATAGATTCTTCGGTAATAGGGTTACCGTCTTCATCTAGTTGAGCTTCGGCAGCCTCTTCAATATCGCCCCCATTTAAAAGCTCATTTATATCGTTTTCATTTTCTACTGACATTTTGTTACCTTTTTAAGTTGGTTAGTTAGATTAAGTAACTCAACTCTGCGACCCCTAAGTAATTCAGTAGTTATTACATCTTTTCCTGGTGTAGCTGTAAGTGTTGCAATAACTATACCACGTTCTGTAAGCAATTGCAACAGCTTGTTAAGATGAATATACTTACCTATACCGGGGTGGTTTCCTATACAAAAACTAAGAGCCTCCTCTGTGTAAGGATCTAATTCAGGTAATTGAGTTGAGTCTTGAGTTAAAGGTTTCATATTATAATCCTAAAGTATCTAATGCACTATCTACATCTATAGCACTATCTACATCTATAGGAGCTGGTTTAGGAGCCTCTAATTGGGGGGCAGTTTGACCTTGTCCTTCATTTAATATTTCAGGCGCTTTAACAGTTCCCTCAGGTTGCTTACTAATAAGGCCTTGCATAACTTTAACTTGTGCATTAAGAAGTTCAGCTGCTTTAGCTTGCTCTGAGGCCATCTTATTAAAGTCGTCTTCAAGTGCAAGTTTAAGTGTGTCTACCTGTTTCTTCAAATCAGCCTTATAAACTTCAGCTTGTGCCTCTATTTGCGCCACAACTATACGAGGGTCAGGTTCCTTCTCGGCTTCCTGAAGCTGTTCAAGCTCCTCCTCTGTCATGGCTAAGGCCTCTGCATCAATCTGAAAACCCTCCAAATACATATCCATCCACTTTTTAGGCGACAGACCAAAAATAGGTTGAAGTGTTTTATCTCCTATTTGGAGTAGAGCTTGTTGTTGAAGCTCACGCACAATAAGCGCAGATGACCCGAGTGGTTCAACAACTGCATCCCCCTTAACTTCATTAGGCCCATAAAGCTGTGACCACTCGTAAAAAGCAGTCATCATTGGGTAGCAAGTTTTATCATCCCACTCCTTGATTACCAAACGTAAGTTAGTAGTTGCGTTACTCATAAGCTGTTGACTAACACCTACAGCGTTAGTAGCAGCTTGACCCTGAAGAAGAAGGCTTAACCCAGTTGTATCCTCAGCCATCTTGATCCAATATTGGATAACAGGCATTATCTCATTTAGGTAATTAGGAAACTCTAAAAATGATAATGCATCTTTAGCTTCTCTAACCGCTTCTTGTCCTGGGAGTGAAGACTTAATTTTCCACCTTTTATATGGTCGCATCTCCCAATTTTCACCTTCAACAGGTTCGATAACATCATCAAGCTCAAGAACCTGAGGGCCGACTGAGTATCCCATATTATCCATAAGCGCACGGACAGATGAATCCAAACCTCTTTGGGATGTTTCTATTATTTCTGGAACACCAATACCGGCCCATGAATTATCTCTAGGCTCCCAAGTCAAAACCCAGTAAGGAAGTATAGGGGTTTCTAACCAGAAAGCTTCAGACTTGATAATATGATCATTACATAAAGTAGTTACTTGAAAACCGAAAGACTTAGTTTCATCCTTTATTTTACATTCAAGAGTTCCTGTCCGTAGCCAAAGCTCAAAAGAATCACTAGATTTATTTGTTCCTTTTTCGTTCTTCTTCTCAGGTGATTTCGGACCTTCATCTATACAAAGGATAATTTGTTCACTATCATAAGAAGAGTCTTTTTTATACTCTTTAAGCTGGGTTTTAGTAACTTCAGGCACACGCTCGTAAAAGTAATTACCATTTTGAATATCAGTCCCACACTCAGCATCTGGATAACAATTTTCCACCTTAATATTTTCGATATGAGGAGTAAACTCAAGCAGAGTGCGAAGAGTGTTTTGAAGGTATATACCCACACTCGGATCATCTACAGCTGTAGGAAGTTGGTCAAGAAGGATTTCTATATCTTTAGATAATTTACGTGCTTTAGGAAACGGCCCTTTAATAATACCTGTACCAACTTTACCGGCTTCTATAATTTGTTTCCGAACCGCATAAGACCAGTTAGATTCCTTAAGCCAATCCTTAATAAGTTTAGTTGCCTTTCCGAGTGCCTCCTTATTTACATCTTCAGTTACAGTTAACCGTGCATTAAGCTCCGGAGTAAGCTTAGGTAAGACCTCCATTACTGTAGGGAAATCTTTAAGAATTGATCGAAGTATTTCTATATCAGAAACCGGAGTTTGTTTAAACTCAAATGGAAGCTTATTAGTTGGGAGGAGTATGTCAGCTACTCTAGCCGTACCTGCATTTGTATAAGGTCGAGTTATGTTGACAACTACAGTCGAACCCCTGGAGGATGAGCAAGATGAGTCAGAAGCTGTTAATGCGGAATCGAGTGTCTCACCCTTTTCCATCCCAGATAAGGAGCCAGAACTTGTATCACTTATCCCCTGATACTGCTTACGAGCCTTAGACCAAATGGAATCTAAACCTTGCCGTTTACGAGCCTGAATTGATGCTGTTCGTTCTTTACAGAGCTGAGCTTCAAGTTGCTTAAGTTTTTCTTCTTCTAGATCTAAAATAGTCATTATCAATTTAACCTTTAACTTATTCAATACTTTAAAAAACTATATCCAATATCCAATATATTTAGCACCTGTATGTCCTTGCTCATTATACATACAAATTAATATCCTAATACAACGTCTTTAGGTCGCCAACCTGAGTTCTTCTTACCGAACATAAACATAGCAGAAGTTTCAACTGCTCCAATAGGTTTAAACCTAGTCGGCGCAAACGTAAGCATAAAAGCATCCCACCGGTCAGGAGACCTTGAGGCCGCTTTCTCCATCCTGGACTTACCAATAGCAAAACGAGATCGATAATCATCCTTACTCTCGATTAAAAGTAGCCCACCCTTATATGTTGCTTGAATAGCAGTTGCCTGCGCTATAAACTGTTGATCATTCGGTAAAACACATTCAGTATCATTAACATAATCATAAGCTTGAGCATGAAGGAAAGCACGAAGATTATAATGCTTACCATCTTTAAGCTTTGCGCCTGTGTGGAGAGCAGCCACAATAGAGGCATACGGGCCATATTTGAGCTGATCAGCACACGAACCACCCGGCCCATCCCGCTCAATAGATATAAGATCTACTGGTCCGGTAAGAAGAAGCTGGCTTACTCGACGCTCGATAACCGCAGCAAGTTGAACTCCATCAAGTTTAGAATACGCCTCAGGTGGAAGATTAATTCTACCCCTTCGAGGCCATAGAATAATTTCATCATTACCTTGCCCGGCTGCATCAACACCAAGCTTCCACGGAACTGAATCCGGCTGTTCAACCTTACTTACTTTACGCCGGGTAGCTATAGTAATTGCTTCCCCATCCATAAATGTATTAGCGGCTGAGGCGTTGTAATTACGGTCAACCTGAGAAGCCAGAGTAGTTGGGAGGAGTTCACGCTTCTGCTTTTTATACCAGGGCTCTTCTTCAGGCTCAAGATTTGGATTAAGCCGTTTACGCGGATCATCTTTCCAATCAAATATAAATATCTGATTTGTAGGAAGAAAGTGACGAAGCCGATAAAATAAGTTTCCAGGGCCATTAACTGTAGATACATATATTCGGCAATCTGTATTTGCACTAAGCGCGCTTTCTGCCATATCCGGGTGTTCAAGGTGGGCAAACTCATCTACGAAGTAAATACCAGCTCGACCGCCCCGACCAATTTCATCTCCAATCTCACCTTTAATTACCGCCTTGTTTCCGGGGTTAGGAACCACCATGGACTTACGCCCAGCTTTATGATTGGGTGGAAGGAAGTCTATAGGAAGATGGTCAATAAATGTTCTTGCTTTCCAGAAAATAGAATCTGGATCAGCGTCCCCATTATCCACAAGTTCCTTTTTACGTGAGCCAAAGCCCACAACCGCATGAGGGTAGAATAACCATATACACACACCAACGGCCACACTAAGCCAAGTGAATCCAACCTCACGAGACTTTTCAGCTAAACCCCGGTTGCCTTCGATATATAAGTTTTGACACCAATCAACATACTCAATCTGTTTAGGGAAAAGAATAAAGGGGGCATATTTTTGGTCAGCCTTTCTAGGGTCAAAAGTAATTCCCCAATCAGATATAAAAGCTGCCCAATTATTTTTATAATATTCTTTTAATCCTGGAAGTGCCTTTGGGTTTTCACGCAAGCGACTAAGAGCTTCTGTACGAAAAGTTAAAATTGGCTCGTAATCCGGACTACTCCAATCTATATCATAAATATCAGATTCATCCATTATATAATCTCAACATCATCAATAATACGGAATAGTTGAGATGGTCCAGGCTTAGATCCAGGTGCAGGTCCAGTTAGTAATGAGTCCTCTTTAACATCTATATCTATTACTCCTTTGATAGTTGAGTTTTGTTTTTTAATAATAGATAAATATATATCTAATGGATCAACATCACCGTCAAAATCCTTACCCGCAGATACAGCGCCAGTTACTTCTGCATGAAGAAGGATTTCTTTCCTGTCATTAAAGAATTGAACTCCAGGCGAACCTATTGCCTCTTCAGGATCAAAATCTGGAATATTCTTTAGCATAAATAAAGGACCAGCAGCATTACCAGTGCCTATCATTTGTTCGTAACCGTGGGATATAGCTGTCATACAGCAAGATATAGTATGACGAAGCTCTGGTACTCGTTGGCCTAATCGGATTAACGAAGTCGGCCCGGGGAGTCCAACGGCTAAGCAGAAACCTGTAATTGTAGCCCGCATATCTACATCCACACACTCGGAAAAATAAAGATTTGCTTTATCTTTAAACTTACTTATAGATTCAATTGGTTTAATAGATGCTGGGCTACGTAGCCACTCTGGGGTTACGTTTGGAACTTCATTAACACCCTTAGTTAAACTAGATAGACTAACCGCACCATCAATTAGATTCTTAATTGCCATACCGAGTCCTGTTTAATGTCACGGAAGTTATGGATGATTTTATCTTTAGGAGTTTCCGAAGTTAGGTTATGGCAAATAGTACAAGAAGTTATGGATTTATATCCGAGCTTCTTAAGGAGTTTAGTGTATAATTCGCGCTGATCAAAGGTGTCTGTATAAGTATATTTAACCTCGATAAGGATAGAAGTTCCATATAAAGAGATAAGTACGAAATCTGGTTGAGCAAAAAATTTATTGTTATATTTTATCCATTTATGAGAAGCAAGTTCAAATCCTTCAAGATTTGTAAGGGCAATTAGTTCTTTTTCAACCCTTTTCTCATAACGAATACCTATTGTTTGAGCAGGTGAATTCTTTTTATCTATTTTAACAAACCCAGGAGTATCTACCCATTGCACGCTTTTGATTAAGTTATCTGGTTTTCTGGGTTTAGTTAAAATAATATGATTAGCCGGTTTAAAGGCTTCTGTCATAAAACTCATAATTTAACCTTACTCTTATTCTGCATCTCTTTAACAGCCGGGGAAGAATTTAAAATTGGGTTATCTATCTGTGTAGTTAATTGATTAAGCATATCAGCTAATATGGGAGCCCGGCTAGGTAAAGAACTCGAATTATTAAGTAGTATTTTTGTTTCCATAGTATTCTGGTCTGGTCCGCGGTTTGGGTATATGTCAATATAACATAAGATATGGATTATTGCAACACAATAACTTATAAACAGCGCAATCTTATACGGGGCATCGGTTTCGGGCAGTTTGAAAAGCTGCTATATAGAGTCAACGTATGTACAAAACCCTTTGTATAAACTTTTTCATTATTTAATTTACATAGTTAGAGTGGGTCTCGATTATTTGGTATAAATAATTTTGAGCTGATGGACAATAGTACTACCAGCTACGAAATAAAGAACACCCAGGGGTCTTTCATATATATAAAAAGAGCAAGAAAACGAGGTCAGCTTACCCAGTATGGGGCTTTGAGTACGGATTAAGTGGCACGGGATTTCGTGGGCAAGCTGTGCGGGATTTCGTGCCTTTGTGTGGGATTTCGTGGGCACTAAGTAATCGTGTTGATTGTATATTGCCCCATACCCTTGTGCCACGCCAGAGCTGTTTGTTGGCACAAGCTGTGCATATATATTATCATGTCCAGGATTAAACGTATTGATACATTAAATACAAATAACTCTTGACATACACGTTTAATGTGATAAGCTGTATACATTGAACAAAACAAGTATATAAACGTGTTGGTGGTTTGATTTAATCAATACGTACATATGATTACATTATATATATGTGAACGCTCTTTAACAATTCGGGTATTAAAAAAGAATCACATGTATGTTTGGTTTTTAAACCAATCATATGTATGATTGCTTTATATCTCTCCCAGTAACGCACTTGTGGTTTGAGTGTGTTATTGTAAGCAGTCTTAATTGACTTGGAGAAAATTATGAAAAAAGAAATTGATTATTGTGCTGGCGGTATTTATTTATCTGTCCAAGGTACAAATTTGTGTGAATATTATGATAATAGTTATTGGACGGCTGTAGAAGCTGTTATCCATTTTGAACAATATGTTAAATTTTACACCCTTTAATTAATCAAAACATAAGACTGCTTACAATAATCTAGTATTTTGCTGGGTTATAAATGGAGATATAAAAATGAATCAAGAACAACTTAATAAACTTGTACAAAGTAAAATTAGCATAACTGAAGCTGATATAATAATTGTACACTTCGATCCCGAATACAAAGCCATTAAAGTTGATATTCAATGGGAGGGCTTTGCGGATTTTGAAACAGAAGCTGAAATGCAAAACGCGGTTGAAGAACGTGCAATTATGGGTTCAATTGCTTTCATGGATGAGCATTCTGGTGAAAGCATAACAGCATATGCAATGAATTGGACAGCAGAAAAGGAGTAATCCCCAGAGAGGACTTTAACAAGTCCTTTCGCGGAATTATTTATATCAAGTAATTCATTTAAATTGGAGATATAAAAATGAGTAAACACACCGTAAAAATTGGGTCAAACTCGATTGAATTTGATGATGCTGTATTCGATAAAAAAGTAATAGATTATCTTATTCAATTGGGCTTAACGCATCTTATGCACTCAAGATTCCAAGCAGCTAAACGGGGTAAAAACCTCAACCAAGCCGAAATAGATTTTATGTTTAAACGATGTGCTAAAAGAATACAAAATTTAAAGGTAGAACAAAAATCGGTTATAAGCTAAGTAACGCCAGAATATATCTTTATAAAAAGGGTATATTCGGAGTTATTTATTTGGAATAACTTAAATTGGAGATATAAAAATGAGTCACCTTGCACATGAATTTGTATCAGAAGCAGATATATTTAATGCCGTTGAAAGTCAAATTTTAAGCGAAATACCTGAAATTAATATTAATTTATCAGTGAAATTTATTTGTAAAAACAAACAAATACAATTTATTGATGAAGATAATAATATTAATTGTACTGCAGTGTATCACGAGTGGGCTGAAGAAGTATGGATAATTACAGAATATGTAAATAAATGTTCAATCGGCAAGTTTACTTTTAAATTGCTTATTGAATAATAAGACCCACATAAGATATCTTTATAAAAAGGGTATCTTGTGAGTATCTTATTGTGAGATATTGTAATGGAGATATAAAAATGAGTAAATTTACTGTAACAAGTCACGGAACCAAGTTTGATTTTGATACCGAAACTGGAGACTGGACAGATGAGGTTATTCTTGCCCATGCAAAGCAAGGAATTAAAATCCGGCTTGACCGTTCAAGTGCCTCATTGACTAAAAAAGATGGTTCAACTGACCAAGACCGTTTGAATTGTGCCATGAAAGTGGCTAAATCCATCCAGAGTGGTGAAATGCCTAAATCTGGTGGCGGTGGAAGTCGTTTAACAATTAAAGATCGGGCTTTAAAAGCCGCTCTGTTGGTTAAGTTAAGCTTTGAAAAGAAAGAAACCATAAGCGAGGCTTTGGAACGGTATACCAAGGCCATTGCTGAAGGACAGAAAAAGGACTTTGAGCCAGAAATGGTTGAAAAAGTAAAAGCAGCTTTGGAAAATACCCCAGTTTACAAGAACATGATTGAATTGGAAGAAAGCAAGCTGGTTAAAACAGATGATATGGGAGATTTAAGTTTATAAAATAAGGAGTAACACTTAAGACTCATTAGAAATAGTGGGTCTTGTGGGTTATTTTGACCCATTAACAGGAGATATAAATGGACATTAAAGAAGTATTATTGAATATTATAGATGATATTGGTATATTTGCATGGCTCGGACTATCTAAAGAGGAGCAAAACAGATTAATCTCTATTGAAATATACGGAGATATATAAAAGATAAAAAAGACCAGTTATCACAAGGTGGCTGGTCTTTTTACGTATGTTCCACGTGGAACTATAAGTAAATACGTTTCCCTCCTTTAATTCGTTTAAAATTCTTACCAAGCCAGGGCTTATATAGCAATATCGGATGAATATACTTTCCTACATTATGTAAATTTACCGTAGCCAAAAGGTTGCTCTATGCAAAACCCATGCCAAGCCTAGATAACCCATTGATTTTATCCACACCCAATTATCTATGCACAACCCATGCCAACATTTAAACCCATAAAAACACAGCAAAACTTGCCCCAAAAACCCGCTTATGCAAAACCCATGCCAAAACAAAAGCTGGTCATTTCTTAACCATAATTGCCCTTAACAATACGTTACCAGTGAAAAACACCTCCAAAAAACCACGTTATGCAAAACCCATGCCAAAGAAGCTAAGTTATTGATTCTAGGGGTTATTCGTACATACATATTCTTAACCACTTTCCAAATATTTACAGATAAACATACATATGTTTGGTTTAAATCAATTCATACATACGTTTTAACTACCATTTTTTACGTGTAGTTAAGCATTTTGTAGGTAAACGTATGTATCTTAAACGTACCACAGGTCTACCAAAACGTACCACAGGTCTACCACAGGTCTACCACCCGTCTAGCACCCGTCTACCGCTACCCACCAAACGTACCAAAACAGGATCTCACGTAAAGAAATACGTTTCCCTCCCCTTCCTATAATAGGGATTTGAGGAATACGAAAAGCTCTATAATAAAATATATATATATATATATATAAGAGAAGAAAGACTCTTCTTTTTCTCACCTATTTAAAATATATATATATACACATATATACATACCTATCCACTTTAAAATATATCTATATAAACCTGGCTCAAACGTATTCACGTTATCCACCCCCAGATCTCACATTGGTACGTTTAATAGACCCTTAATAGACCCCCCATAGACCCTTAATAGACCCCCCATAAGTTTGGTTGTTTATTACGCGGGTAACCCATTAACGTGAACAACCCATGACAACCGTATCATTTATACATCATCATTCAC